GTTGTAAGTCCCATAGCCGAGGCGGTGGCATTAATAGCCTCAGAGAACTTACCCAAAGCTTCAGTAGCCTCTTGCATACTTAATGGTAAAGCACCCATATCAGCAGACTCAACAAGATCAGACACAAGCTGTGAGTAGTCCTTGTCGGTTTCAACATAGGGTTGTTCAAAAACCTCAGTAGCAATCTCCTCAACTTTCTTAGCCAAGCGAAGAATATTTCCACTTACAGGTTTATTCTGTTGAACTGGTACTGAACTTCCCTTCCCACAAGTAGGGCAAGATGTAGACTGACTACCCTGAATCCCTGAGTTGCCAAGAGACTTAATCTGAACAGGGTTTTTTATTACCCGTGGCATTGCCGCTTGAGGCAGTAATGGCTGAAAATCAGCAGCACGTCCTTTAAAAGTTTGGGATAGTGTTAATACAATACCCTGAAAAGCTCTGTCTTGTCCTAGAGCAGTAAACTCAGCCTTTACATCTTCTAAGGCTTTAATCAATGTCGTTATATTGTCCATGTTGGTATTTAAATTTGTCTTTGTTCATAATTCGGACATCGTATCCTTCAATATTCTGGGTAAAAGTGAAACCTTTGTAATCAACCCCAGCATTAAGAATATCACCCGGTCTTACAATCATCCAAAACTCCCGACTTGTAGGGATAGTAAAATCAACTGCATCAGCCTCACCAGAACGAGTTTTCATGTTAACATTGACTTTCTGCGCCCTAACATGTAGTACATAGATGTAATGACCACCTGCAAGGGTTGAATCAAGATCAGCCAACTGCATTTCAAGATCAGCCTTTCGGAACTCGGCCTGAGCAATAGCATCAGCCAACTTCTTACCATCTTCTAGGGTAAGTTGTGGTTTTTTAACAGGCTCAACCTTTGGACGGGAGCACATATAACCAACGCCTAGAAACAAAATGAACGCTGATAAAGCGTAAGCTACAAATTTATTCATTGCTTTTTTATTGTTTTTATCCTACTACCTCCTCGTCGAAATCTCCCAACTCAGCCTCGGCAAGTACCTCAAGAGCCATATAACGAGTCGCGTCCCAACAATGGTTCCACTTATTTGTTGGTACTTTTTCATAGATACCCCCTTTGGTTTTCACCCAAACGTACTTCTCTTGCTCTTCCATCCAAGCATTATGAATTACAATGTATAATTCATAATCCTCAAGTAGTGCAATACCCCTACGAATAGAACCTCCTGACCTATTGGCAGACTTTATGTTAAAACCATCCTCCTCTCTAAGTAACTCAGCAATTTCTTGAGCCACTGCATCGTCCATAGAGATTAATTCATCAGTAATCCCTAGCTTATGAAGATTCTCAGCTATCTGAGTTCTCCTCATACCATTACCGTACATCAAGCACCTAAGGTACAAACGATTGGGATATTCAGTATCTAAACCACCCTCAATAAAGGCCAGGGGGTCTTTATTGAAACCATAATCCAAACCAAATCCCCGCTTTGTCAATGTTCTGGATTCAAATTCTCTATTGGTTATCCAATTTACATTAGGAAAAATGGCATCCTCAGTAATACCTGTTAAACCCAAGCCATAAACCCGCCATCTGTTTGGTTTATTCTCCTTCCAAGACAAGATTTTCCGCAACATCCGTTCTGGAATGAACTTATTGTTGGTGAAATTGCTTATCATCAGGACAGATTTTGGGTCTTTTGCCAAAACCTCTGTATGTACCCAAAACTTAGCGTTAGGGTTGTAGTCGATGATAGTTTTTAAACGAGTACGAACGTCAATCTGCTCAAAAATGTCAAACTCGATACCGTTTGCTTCATTCACAAAGGTAATATCTCGTTTACCTGATTTTGCATCCTGAGCATCATCCAAGGCTGAGAACTGTAACTCAGCACCGGATTTGAAATAATAAATGTTGTTGGTTTTATCGTGTTTAGTTATGTGTTCCTGAAGTAAAGGAGTTGTTTTTAAAATCTCCTTGAAATCAGCCATTGGGCCTTTACGAAGGTTGGGAAAATCCTGACCAACCACCAGCATTTGATAGGGATGAACCATCCCCTGCAAGCCCAGAACTTGCATTACACTATACGTTTTCGAGCTAGAAGTTCCCCCCTGTAGGACAAGTGTATCATACTTGTCCCAAACTGATAACACCTGCCAGAATACATCCGTGGTGTTTGTTTCGTTAAAAGGGGAACCTACGCTCTCAGCCATTTAATTTCTTTATATTGTCTTCAGCTACTTTAGCCAAATCCACTTCAAATTGAACAAGGAGATCAGACCAAGCTAGAAAAGAATCAGCTAAATACTCCATCAAACGAATTTTCTTTTCGGTAGTCAAGTTCCCTGCATCGTCACGTTGAATTTTCTTTACAATATTAGCTGTTAAGTTGGCTGTATACATCATCTTATTAGCTGTGCTCTTTACGTTATCCCAAGTAGCAACATTGGGGAATAGCTTTTGAAGTCCTTGGAAAGAGTCGATGTAAAAAGATCGAAAGGAGGGAAGGTCAGCTAACTTATGACCTAACTCATGGCAGCAGGTAGCATAATACCAAAGAACATCGCCATACTCAAGAAGATTGTCTCCTTTAAATGAGTCGGTGAGTCCTTGAGTTGCCCAAAGCTCTGCAACTTCGCCCACTTCACCAATAAGACCCAGAATAGGGTAAGTCAAATTTTTACCAACATTAGGGTATCTAGCTGTTTTCAGTGCTAGTTCCTGATAGTGGTTCAAAGTCAAGATATTCTGCATATTTTTCAAGAATTTGCTGCTCTAAATTCAATGCGTCTTGTTCTGTGGAAATTAATTGAACCCCGGATAGTTGAGGCATTTCCAGACGAATAGCATTGATTGTTAATGTGTTTATCGGTTTAACTGGGATAGTTGAGTTCCAATGTTTCTTCACATCCCAGTGATTTCCAAGCATTTGAAGTCTTTTTGAGACTTCCGGCATTGATTTAGCTGCCTCAAGCTTCAATTGAATTTCAAACTTACTACTATGTAGCTTTTCAAAAAAAGCATCAATAAAATCTAAATAGTGAGGATTGTCTGAGATCATCTCAAAATCCAAACCCTCAGTATCATAACCCTCAAGTAAACCATTTAACCATCTATGATCTATTCTTATAGAATCCCCCTTAGATTTAGCATAAACCCTAAAATAGACACACATATCTTTTATGGACATGGTAAAAAACTCAAAGCCATCTAAAGAATCCAGAGCCTCTATGATAATATCAAGATGGGTTTTAGTCATTTGCGGTTACTTTTTTACGATCCCTATATCTTTGAGTCTTTTTTCTATTGGATGAACGCTCACACTCAATAGAACCACATCGTTTGCTTTTTGCCAAAGCATTTGTAGAGAACTGTTTTGAGCACTCCTCACAAATCACTAATCTAAACTCCCTATTCTTCACCCTTTCTGAGGCTCTCTTTTTAAATTCCTCACATTGGGAGGGGTGCCTACCCTCTGATGCCAATTGCTTATTCCTTTGACGAGTTTTCTCTATCCCATCAGCGGTCTGAAAGAATAAACTCCCTTCCTCCGCCCTCCTCTTACTCGCTCTACTAGCTCTTTTAGACTGAGCTTCTTTAAACTCTGTTGTCTGTGAGGGGTGTAGTCCCTGAGAGGCTAGTAATTTACCCCTTATACTAGAAGAGTGTCTTGCTTCTGGGCTTTGAAGATAATGATTACCCTCAGCAACTAAATTCTTCTGAACCTCACTTATTAGAGCTTTTTGTGAGGGTCTTTTTGATGGATTGTTATCCCCAGACATTAACTGAAACCCCAAAGTACCCTCTTCAGCCCTTTTACTTGAATGTAATGATATGTGATCAAAACAATCCAAACAAGCTAAATTAGAGATTTCGTTATTTTTGTTGTTACCATCAATATGATGAATATGAAAGCCTTTTGGTACTTTGACATTATGAAATTCCCATACCAGTACATGAACTTTACCAAAGTACCCTTTATCTATTTCAGGGTAGTACTTACCCCTCCACACTTGACATAATCTACCCTTACCATCTGTGAAAATAGTAAAATCGGGAAGATCAGTTTTCAATTTTGCTGGCATAGATTATTTTTTAAATTAAAAAGTGAAATCCATCCAAAGACTTTGGGGGTAAGAATTAACTCCTAAGCCTTTGGATGGATAATGACCCAAAACTCCAAGTTATCTAGCGATTGGAGGGATTCACATAGAATATCTATTTCGTCTTTGGTCATATTTTCACATCTGGGTTTTTAACAGGTTGAGTCAAACCATCTGCATAGTAAAGTTTATACTGTTCAATCAGCCTGATCAGCTTTTGAGGGTAATTTTTGTCCTCAGCATAACCCCTAATTTTGAGCTGATAGGCGGCACTTTTGTAGTTCAATCCGTACTTAGTCCAAATAGAACCATAACGTTCATTTTTAAGCAACTTGCTATGATGACGTATTGACCACCAAGCAGATTTGTAAGTACAAAAATACCCCTCAGAATAAAGCTTCTTACCCGTAGCATAAGTCCTAGTCAATTCATTCCCCCAAGCCTTAATGCCAAAATGGTTATTGGAAGTCTGGGCCATGTAAGAAGTACCAGCGTCACTCTCTAAAATGGCCTGAGCCATAGAAATTGCTGCTGGGACTCCGTGAATTACCCGCTCAGCTACAAAAGTCTCCCAATACTTTTTAATAAACTTAGCATGTTTTTCAGGAACACCCCTCAAATCAGGAGCTAAAGCTTTACCATGCAAATTTAAACTCAAAAACAAAAGTACAATAATTAATCTCATATCCCAACTTTTTATTTAAAAATTTTACAGTTGTCTAATCATTCTTATAGAATCAGTCCTATTAACCTTAATATCTACATTGCGTAACAAAGTATCGTAATCTGGTTGATTTTCAATTTCTTCAGCACGTTGTTGCTCATATTCTGGCAACAAAGTTGGAAACCACTTAGCTAAATAAAATTTAATAGCATTTGGTATCCAAGCCCCATTCTGAAAAAAATCGTAATCGTCAACCTTGATGACTTCCCCATTCTTGCGTTTCCATTCCATTTAACAGTGTTTAAACAATGATATAAACATTTTTACTAGCCCTAGTTACTGCTGTATACATCCATCTCCGTTTTGTGTCGTAATCCCAAGGACGGACACTGAGAAGATTGTTTGCTAAAACTACTACATTTTCAACAGTTGCGCCCTGAAGTTTGTGGGTTGACAAGGCATAAGCATAATCAACCTGAGCGAAGTAAGCTAAGAAACTCTTCCATTGCCGTGCAAGTTCCATATAAGCTTGGCTTTTTGTCGGATACATTTTCTTAGCTTTGTCAAACTTCTCTACTACCCGGTCGTAATTACTCTGGCTTTGCTCATGTAAAATACGAATCTGAGCAGTTCCTTCTTTAGACGTATAAGCTATTTCACAAAGGTAATAAAAGAATGGGAGATTGTCAATAGTTTCCATCTCAGTCTGGTAACTTTTTACAACAAATTCGTCGTTGTTTACCAAAACTACCCTATCATCGACTAAATGACGACCTCCATTAGCTATCATTTTCTCCCCAAAAAGGATTTTATTCTCCTTAGCCTCATAACCATAAATAGCCTGACGGACAAAACTGTTCATCTCAGCTACCATTTTATTGGTAGCACATGCGATTTTTGCATAACTCGGATTGGCTGCATATTCACTACTAGAGAACAATTCGTTGATCTTATCCTTGATGAATTGTCGATCACCTTCCTCTTTAGAGCTGGCTATGTAAGTACCCCCAGATTCATTAACATTGTAAACAAACTCTTCTGGAAAATCCAAAGTAGTCAAAAAATGAGTTGCAAGATCAATTATTGGGGAACCATTTGCCTGACGTTCAATTTTTGTAAGTCTAACACCTTGAGCATCAGCACTATCAACAAAGATGTCTGGCTGACCTCCCTCAACAGGAGCTAATTGCTCAACATCCCCAATAAAGATCAGTTTTGTATCTCCCTTATATGCGATCAAAGCGTCAAATAAGTCATGGTTCAACATGGATGACTCATCAATGAAGATAATGTCATATTGTTGAATAGCTACCTGAGCTTGTTGAATAAAATTCAAATCAAAACTGTTTTCATCATCCCTTAGACCTAGCAGAGAATGGACAGTCCTTGCCCCATCAGTAGCAGGGGATTTTTTCTTGAGTTCTGCTACTGCTCTTTGTGTGGGGGCTGAGATACAAATAGAATAACCTCTAAGTTTATTCATCGTATCTCCTACAAGGTAAGTTTTCCCGGTTCCTGCTGCTCCGGTAACGTAGACATATTTGAAATCATCTTGACCTTTTACATGATCAAGGATTATGTCTTGTGCTTTTTGTTGCTGCTCATTCAACATTAGTCTATCTTTTTTCTAGTTCTTGAATTTTGTTTCTCAAAGCAATACGACTAATTTTGCCGTATTTTTCAAAATTATCTTGAAGATGACTTATAAACTTAGAAACATCCTCAAAAAATCCTTTAGGTAATGGGTGGGGTTTATCATAGATAATGACCTCTGACTTATACTGGTTTTGAAGAATTTTACCATTAGTGGCAAAAATACCAGCTTCCCATTTTCTGACAAACTTCCAAATAAGGATAGTGCCTTTAGGTTTTACTGAGTAGTAAATTTTAGTATTAGCCATTAGTCTCTTTGTTTTTCTAAATAATCAATCCGTTTCTGAAGTTTGGCTTGAAGCTCATCAATCACCTCATTTTTGGTTAATTTGAGGGCACTCCACGGTAACCTAACCACATCAGTATGAATAACCTCATGGTATTGGTTCTTGTACTCAGCAATAGTACCAGATACTTGTTTAACAAATTCCCAGACCTTAATCTTTGAGGCTGCGTCCGGCTTTGCTGAGTAGATATATTTTGGAAATTCCATCACACTTCAAATTTATAAGTTTCTAAAGTTCCTTGCTTGAATTTCTCAGTCATTTCTTGCAGTGTCAACCAAGCAATATCCTCATTAATAGGAGTGCAATTCTCATTTGCAAAATCAATGTGGATAGTTATCTGAGCATTATCATCTATAAAACCAGCTTCACAAGCATCATGGTGATCCCGGCAAAGAGCCATAAGCTTTTCTGGTCGATCAAGTAACTTTGAACCTCCCTGACCCCTTCCACCAATGTGATGAACATCCACTGATCTAGTATGATCTCCATGCATTACCTTGCAAATCTCACAACAAATATCAGTTGAATCACCTCCATAGAAGTGGTCTATGTAGACTTTAGTATGTTTTTTCATCGAATTATTTTTGATCCGTCCTCAGTCTTTACGACCTCAATTGTGTTTGTGTATAAGTGACTTTCGTTCAAATGACTGATAAAGTAAACTGCTTTATCCTTGGAAATCTGTGTGAAGATTTCCCGGATAGAATCAAGACCATCTTGGTCTAGTCCTATCATGGATTCATCAAAGATTATCAAAGAAGCTTTTGGAGCAATCAATTTAGCTAAGGCAAGTTGGAGGGCAAGTTCAACCCTAGCTTTTTCTCCCCCTGAAAGATTGCCATAAGGTACACTATCTCCGGTTAATCGCCAAATTTCCAGCTCACTTTTTGTCAACTTTTTCGACAAATCCATCGAAAATCTCAAACCAAAGCCAAAAAGTTGACCATAATAACTGATGTATTGATTGAGTTTTTGGAAATAAGACTGAGTAATGTGGGATTTAAGAGCATTCACCCCTAAAGACTTTACCCAATAATCAGCTTTTACTTTTTCAGTTTCGATTTCCAAAATATCATTTTGGCATTCTTCAATAGCAACCTGAGCAGAGTATAATTTTTCAGCTAGGTCTGCAAGCCATTGTACAAAATTAGGTTTTGGGGCGTTTTTATGTCTATCTACAGCTTGTTCAGCAGCTACGGTTTTTGCTTCTAACTTAGCAGTTTCTAAAGCCCAGCGATTATGTTTCTGATCAAACTCTTGTCTAAGCCTGTCAACATTAATAATGTAGCCTTGATACTCATTAATCAAATACTCAAGCTTACTTCTTTTCTCAGAGAATTGATTGATTATATCTCCACTAGGCCAATCAGACATAATAGATTCCCCTACTAGTCTCCAAGTGGCGTATTCGCGTAAGTATTTTTCGTTCAAATCAGCCCAAACCTGCTCATCAACTGTACTTTGCCCACACTTAGGACAAGTAGTTTCAGGTTCTTTCGGCACATTCCTATGATGATTAGCTAATTCCTGCTCCTTTAACTTGACTTTAGTGCCTAATTGATTAACTTCAGACTTTACTAGCTCAAGTTCTTTTTTCGCCTGTTCTAAAGTTTCCTCGTACTCTGAAGTATCAATAGTCTCATGCTGAGGTTCAGAATTTACATGATTCCTCAACTCAGCCAAACAAAGACGATGCTCAGTTTCCAAACGCACCAAGATGTCAGCTTGCTCTGCCTCAAAAACTTCTTTGCGTTGCTGGACTGTACCCCCCTCAAGTCTTAAATTCTCTAGTTCCCGATTTAGGGACTCTAGTTTGGATTTTTGAACTGCTAGAGCCGTATTGAGTTCTTGAGACTTTTGTTTTACTTTTTCACCCAACTGATCAACCCAATCCAACTCAAACAAAGTCTCGAAAAATTCACGTCTTTCCTTCTCAGAATAATCAGCTATTCTGACCCCACGTTGAGCCATCAGCACCGAGTTTAGAAACTGCATAGGAGTAAGTCCCAACACATCAATAATTCGCTGCTGAGTGTCCTTTTTGTACAGCCCTTGGTTTACTCTATTCTCAAGTAAAAGTAACTCTTTTGAATTTCTAGTAACTTGGTAGGAGTTATCATTCAATACAAAATGTAAAGAAACTTCAATGGGTTCACCAGATTGACTTTCAACCACTGAACCAGTCTTCAAGGACTCTCCATAAAGACACCAAAACATTGCTTCAAACAATGAAGTCTTGCCAGCACCATTTTTACCAATAACTTGATGGATACCTGTATCATCCAGATCAAAAACCACTTTGTTCTTGAATGAACGAAATCCTTTTATTGAAACGTAAGTGAAAATCATTGTAGGTATGATTTGATGTATTCAAGAAGAGAGTTATCACCACAGTATTCACCAAGTATTTGTACCTTATCGTTTGTTTGATAAACTTCAGTCAATTCTTCAGTATTTTCAGTAAGAACTACAACCCCTTGTAAAGAAGCTACAGACTGAGCAACTTCTGGATAATTCAACTTAATAGGTTCCCAACTGTCATCTTGAGTATCGTAGAGGTAAATGAACTTATCCTGACCAAAGTCCCCAGCGTCATGTTGATAAGGATTACCCATTACGATGAGGTTACTGTCTTGACTAGGCTTATGGATATGCCCACACATCACCCAATCAAACTTATACCCATCCAAATCTACATCAGGCGGGAGGTTAAGGGCATTACCTTGAGGGGTTTGATGCATGACTAAGATATTTCTAGTCATATCACGGCTCTGATACCTATGTAAAATATAATCCAAATAGTCATTAAAGTCCTGCCCAGAGTTGAAATAAGGCACAAACCACAAAGTAGTACCAAAATTCATGGCAAACTTTTGATTGTCCATTAGATTAAAGTTATGACAGGCTTGATCAAGACTCCATAAAGAAGTTTTAGGGTAAAGATAATCACCCTCGTCATCAGGATTAAATAGAGCTTTTGTGGCTAAATCATGGTTCCCAGAAATCGCAAAAATCTCAACATCTGGAAATTCATTTAAACGCTCAATTGACCAATTCAAAGCATCAATATTCACATTCAAAGGTTGATCAAACCAATCACCGCCAAAAATGACTTTAGCCCTATGTGTTCTTGCTGTCTCTAGGACTTGGTAAAGTATAGCCAAACCTAAATACAGCATATCTTTACGAGTACCATCTTGAGCTTTGAGTACGCCAGTTCCTAAATGAAGATCAGAGAAAAATATTAGTTTCATTGCTGCTTAGTTTTAGATTAAAGTCTTTTTGTACTCTACCAAACTCACCCCACTAACTTTGGCTAATACCTCTTTTTGTTGCTTTCTAAGTGCTTGTATTTCTAGCTCCAACATAGCCGCCATTTCTCGGTGAATATCACATTCTGGTGCTCTTAGGATATATTTCTTATCATCGTGGTGGCTCAGTTGTTTCTTGTTGCCTTTGGCATCCTGCACCATGAAATTACCATCCTTTCTAATACCTATCACAGTTAAGATACCATCACCATACATATTGGGCAAAGCCTCAATCACAAATGGTTTGAATGTCTGATTTTCTTTAATGAAATCATCAATCCACTTCTTTACAGAGGTAAAGCTTTTTCTGGTTTTGTCAACATCATAATGATCCGACACACAGTAGAAACTCTCTGAATCAGTATCAAAGTAAATTTCCCAACCACAATATGTTTCAATTAGTACTCTCATAACTCAATTTTTGTTTGAAACCTGACTACAATCTTGTGATTATGTAAGTCAGGTCGAATGTAAAATCTTTTTTTCCCTCGGTAAGAACCAATCTCAATCACAACCCCAGTGTAGAATTGACCAGTCCCGGATTTTAAATCCCATTTACTAGCCATTACCCTTACTCGATCTCCTATCTTTGGGGAGATTGTGTAACACTCATTCTTAGCTACCCAGTACTTTGTAGGATCAAATATTACCTCACCTTTGTCATTAAGGACTTTTTTTGGGTGCCAGAGTGGGCTTCTGTTTTTCCTAGAGAATCCGTAATGATTCAGTAATTTTTTGGGGAGCTTACATTCAGGGAACTCTTTTTGCAGATCGAATATCAATTTCCTAGCTTCTTTTTCTGGAAGTTCTAATGCAAAAAGCTTTTCGTACTCAGATTTAAGCTGCATCCTCATCAAATTTTTTACCAAAAAACTCTGAAAACTTTTCAACAAATTCTTCTAAAGCTTCACCTCTAACATAATCAATGTAATTACCCCAACTGTAGAAAGTCAAACGCCAATTTCTATCGGCCCTATCGTACAACTCATCAAGTAGTTCTTCTTGCGCTAATTGCTTCTCAGATAAAGCACGATCAAAAAACCATTGGTAGTTAATAGATTCACCTGTAACAATCTCATCAGCCACAACATCTAACAATTCAAACCAATCAATCTTTTTAAATTGTGATGGCTTAATTACTGAGGGGATTTTATCTGATTTACATCCCAACAAAATCTTTTCCATTATCGGCTCAACCAATTCCCTACGATCTAGGCTAGTTAGTTGAAACCAACCTACTGGATTTGTGTATTTGTAGAATCGTTGAGCTGGATGACGCAAAATCGTTTTCCAGTCATTATCATTAGAGACAAACCAGCAATCTGATAATTGGGTAGACATCAAATAGGCCAGATCATCAGCCTCAAGACCGTCTACCCCAAAATTAATAATAGTGGACTTCTCACCAATCAAGCGAATAGCATCCATCTTGATTGACTTGTAGTGCTCATGGTCAGGACGACCTGCCTTGTATTCTGGAAATAGCCGATAACGAAAAGACTTACCAATATCGTGAACTAAAACTACCTTGACATTGCTAATTCCAATCAGTCTGGCCTGTAGATTTTGTACAGCTCGTATTGTTAGATCAGCTAAAAACTCAGCAGTAAGTTGTTCCTCAGAAACATACTTTCTCTGAACGTAGTAATTAGCCATTAACAAACAGGATGAATCAACGACCAAGTATTCTGGCAGCATGTTCTTTGAAATTTAATGAGTTAATGAATGAAGACGCTATAAAGAAAGCCTGATCTTCTGCTTTATGTATGAATAACATCCCAGAGTGAGGACTAGCATCTACATAGTTTTTGACAAAATATTTATTTAAGCAGGGTACAGCTAATCCTGAGAATATAGCAGCACCTAATAGAGCCTCAATAACTGTTTCAATTTTACCTAAATCTAAGTTCATTGATGCAGCAGCGTTGGCTGACTCTATAGCTATTTTTAAAGCCTCAACTAGATTTTTTGGAAATTCTGAGTTGATTTGGGTCAACCCTTGTGGCTGTCTCATCTACTTTTAATTTAAGTTCGTAACCAAATACCTCAGCGTAATGCTGAATACACATCTCAACAAGAAGGGAAAACCAAATAGTGTCAAATTGAGAACTCCTTGGCTTAACATTTGCCAAGATGCTGGGGTCATGCCCCTGTTCTTTCATTTTAAGTTTAAGAAATTCAACACTAGGCTGAAGGGTTTCAAAAACAATAGAACCCTTCACCACTAATGTAGGACGTATACCGAATATCTTATATAAATTGTATTCGTGAATTTCGCCCTCTGTCCAAATTTCACCGTTTTCCTTATGGTATTTCATTACTTGACGAACAATAGCTCCCCAGTATAATCTGTTCTGCTCATTAGAACGAAGTGAAAAAGCTTTCTTAGTTGCTAGTCCTTGGGTGCCTTTTCCGATCTGATCTTCTAACTCAAGTGCTGCGTATGTTGGAGAATCAACAACAAAGCAAATCTTGTTGTCAATTTTTTCCCAATGCCCATTAAATTGAGTACCATCTTTCATAATAAAAATGTTCAGGGGCAAGTTTACTCCCTGCCCCTGTGTTGACGTAATCAAACGGTTAATTAGGATTTCTTTGCGAGGGCAGCAGCCAGAGAGGATTTAGGCTTAGCAATTTCTTGCTTAGGAGTTTCACCAGCTTTCACAGGTTTGTCAGCACCTTCAAATTTCCAACGAAGCATAGCCTCACAGTACTCAGAAGTATCCATCCGATCTTTCACACTCTTCACCATGTCAACCTCAGCCAGAGCAGCCAATTCAACCTCAGTGAGAGTGTAAGTTTTCTTACTCTGTTCAAAGAAATAGTTACGACCGTTCTGATTACCGGGTTTTGGCTCGCTATAACAGCGAATGATGTACTTAGTCCAATCCTCTGGATCAGCCATTGGGCTTTGAATCATACCATTAATCTGGATGATCATTGAGGGAGTTGCAACAGCAAATTTCAATCCCTTGGAAAGGAAAGCTTTCCCGTCCCATTCCAGTTCAATCACAGGAAAGACATAGGATTCAGAAAAATTGAAAGATTTGAAATCTTTCAAAATCTCTTTAATTTGTGGGTTTGAACGAAGTTGCTGAATTTCATCCCAAAGATCACGACCAGCACAAGGCAAACCAACGGAGCTTGGGGACAGGACACGCTCCCCATCAAAAAACCAGCTATATTCAGGCTGACAAAATAAACCGTCATGCTTTTCTGTTACGTCAAGCATCAAAAAATACACCTCTTTTTGTTTTCCATCCTTACCAATTTGGTTAAGGTAAATAACCGAGGAGTCACTTTGTTTTTCCTCAATTTGTTGCTTCAATTGAGTCAATTTACTCAGATCAAGTGCCATTTGTTTTTGTTTTTAAGTTATTAATGATGAAACAAAAGTATAAAATAAATCCCAGAAAGTCAAGATAAAATTGAAAATTTTGAGATTATCTCTTCAACAGAACTTTCTTCCATGTCTGCCCATGACTTTTCAGTAAAACTCCAATCTACTTTCATAGGCACAACACATTTCTCTTTATCCATGTCAATGTACAACTCAGCCATTGGGTCAATCATAACATCGTTATAAATTGGCAACAAAGTTTTCACCCAATCCTTACGAATGTATGGATAAACTGCATCATGGATTGTATTGCTGAATCTTCCAAGATGACGTGGAATTAGTTTTGTTAGCACAGACATCCCAAATACAGTCCATTCCCCAGCAGACCCCTGAATTGGGGAGTTAATTGCAGCCCTTTTTGCAGCAGACCTTTCGCTTGAAACATATGAATCAATCATTGGAAGTCTACGTTTCCTACCATAAAGAGTACGAACGTATTTGTATGTCTGGGCTTTTAACTCATACTCACTATGCCAAAATGGGAGCCTAGCGTAAGTACCAAAGATAGCTTTTTTGTGTTCTCTAGCTATTTCTATAGGCAATAATTTACCGTTTGTAGCTTGCCGATAATATTCTTGATACCCCTCATCTGAAATATCGTAGACAATACCAAAATTGGCAGTTTTTCCATCCTGACGGTTCTGCTTAAATTTATCTGGATTGCTAGTTTTCAACTCAAGAAATTCTTCAATAGTAAGTCCTGCAATAGAAGCCCCAGTGATTGTGTGAAGGTCTAGCCCACTCAGATATGCCTCTTGCATATTTGGATCACTGCTAAAATTAGCAATCATACGAAGTTCTGCTTGCGAATAGTCAGCCTGTAAGAAAGCCCATTCACCCTGTGTATCCATAGGAGGAGTAACAAAACATTTCTTAGGTGCTTTGATAGCCCAGTTTAGCATGTCTGAGTCCTTGATAGGACTACGTGCAATTACGTTCTGTAGGTTTGGATTACCTGAGCTATTATGGCTGACAATCCCATTACCTACATAAGAATGATCAACAGCTACAGTTATATCTGCTACTGTTTTCATCCCTATTGAAGTAATCCTTTTGATTTTAGATTTTGTAAACATTGATTTACTTGTTTTCTTATGGTGGACAATTTCTCAGCGGGGGAAGTTATTCTATAAACAACGAAGTTATACTTTTTAGCTAGATTATCTTTGTGTTGATCATTAAGCCTAGAAGATTCAGTATTATGATATATTTGAGGGTCTATCTCAATAAGAATATTAGTGCCCTCTAGCAAAATGTCATAATACTTATCCTCAATCCTATGCTCAAAAATACAAATATAACCTAACTCAGAAAAAGCAGCACCAAACCTAAAATTCAACCTACTACCAGCAGGTCTACTATTAGGTAAGTCAATGCCTTTGTCCTTTGCATACGAATAATTATTCTTAGTCACATGCTTTAGAGTATCCCTTAGCGATAATAAATGATCATCCAATAGTAACAAAGTGTTATGTATTTCTACAGGATTCCTTTCACCTAATGTGGAATGCATACCAACTAAGTCCGTACCAAATACAGAGTCTAATTTCTTTAAGTTTAGAATAGTTGCATTGGATAGGAAATGTACATGTTTACCGTTTATAGGTAAGTCTATCCCATAATAATTTATGTTAGCTTCTACTGTCTGAGGAGCTACTTTAAGGTGCTTCGCAATTGAAAAAACAGTATAATCCTTTAAAATTAACTCCTCTAATACTTGTTTATCCAATAAACATCTAGGAATTCCAGCATTTTTAGCATTAGAATTCTTTCTCTTTTGAGAGAACGAAATCTTATCGCCAGCGAGTTTAGCTCTCTCATCTCTGGTATAGTGATGCCAGTAACTATAATTAAACATCCTAGCAGATACTCCTAACAATTCCCTAAACTTTTCTCTAGTGTAAAGCTCAGTAATGAAATAATGATCAAAGCATTCCTTAGTAAGTATCTTAACCGGGGTACTTATACCTGAAACAGTGATATGTTTAAACTCAATAACCATAATCAGAAGTTATTATGTGTATTTCTGAATTAGAATTGAGTATATCTTTTAAAGATAACCAACCCAGATCAGTTAAAAATATATGGTTAAGGGTACATTCAATAAGCTTGCCATTTTCAAGCTCCACTTCAAACATCTCCTCCTGCCCTTTATTTATTGCATGGGTTATTGGATGGAATTCCCCTGTGTGAGTCATAGCTTTGATAGATTGATCTAATTCAGATACTCCCTCACTTGCGGGGATTAAATCACCGATCCGTATTATACCATTATCAGTTACTATATTAGTGTCTACCCCTACACACAGACGACCTGTTGTAGTACCTGCCACATGGAAATTAGTGTGGATGTAACCTGAACCATCAGCCAACAACTTAAAGTTAGACAAATAGGTACTCAAAACCTTCATTGTAATCTTCAGAGTACAAAATAGCTTTAGAACAGGCTTATCATAAATGTTAGCCAACTCAACCACATAGTCCTGTTTCCCAGTTCTCTCCGATTGCCCATATGAATCTACACGCTCAGGTAATTTCAAATAATCAAACAACCATTCCTGTACTTGTTTCGGAGCATTCAAACTAAACTCAGACTCAATTTCTTTTTGACCGTCTAGGATTAAAACTATTTGCTCGTTCCACTTTTTAATCCAATGGTGAGATGGCTTTTCTTTAGCCATAGAGGTTCTTATCTTATCTCGTAACTCCTGAACAGCAGCATTTATACCATCCTGCTTTTTCTTTGCCACAAATCCAGCTACATCAGGATGATTAAAGAATTCTTGGTTTAGCTGTTTAATGTTTTCCTCAGCTTGTTTGATGTTCTCTTCAACCACAAACATATCAACAAAAGCTCCTTGATAAGATGCCCAAAACGTAGCAAACATTGCTGGAATTACATAACTACGATAATGGCGGTATAAACGACCATCACATATATCAGGAAACCCTCCGATCCATTCCTGAGTATCAGTAAGACTAGAACCACTCAGCAGTTCTTCAGTAAATCGCATGTAAAGACGAAGAGTAACGTCTGTATCTATGGCACAATACTTAGCCAACGTCTCAAGATCAATCTCAGCCCAGGTTTTATCCTTCGGCAACTCGAACTGATACCCGGCAAATTCCGGGAAATAAATATCAGTAAGAGGCTTCAAACCTTTAGGACGATTCTCATCAAGTTCATGGGCCATCAACATTGTATCATGCCACTCCCCAATGTGTTTATCTACGCCATGTTTTACAAGGTATCCTAATTCAAATTGAGTGTTGTGGGCTATCTTGACTACATCAGGATTCTCAAAGATGTTGATCTTCAATAGCTCAAATATTGTCCTAACCTGACTATTAATCAAATACTCCTGATAGGACATAGCCTTACCCCAAACCTCAGTCTCAAAATGAAACAAAGGAACAATGTAAGAGTATCCCGGTTGAATACTAAAACCAATAATCGTAGGCTTGTTTAACCACCATTCAATTCCAGTAGTCTCAAAGTCGAAAGAAAAAAGACCAGTTTGTTTGGCCATCTCAATAACTTCCATCAAACGATCATAGGATGTAATTACTTCGTATGGAGTGGACTTTCGCTCAACTTTATTACTAACACCCTCAAAAGCAAGTTGTAATCCTTGATGAATCCTAGAAGCGATTGTAGCAGCATATCCGGGATTGTATTTCAAAGAGCTAGGAGAGTAACAAGGTAGAACTGTAAGGTTTTTGTACTTGAACTCTTTGTCAACTACTTCCCCCAACTTACCCTTAATTCCAAAAGCCTCAGTAGCCTTTGTTCCAAGGGTGATTACATGAGTACAATCACCAAAATAAATGCCTGAAACTACATCACGAAACTCTGCTGGTTTAAGATCAGTATTGGACAAGTAGCCCATGTAAATCTCGTCTTTTGGATAATCAATTACACCATCCTCAAACAGTTGTTGGATGAACTGGTTAGAACCAGCAGAAAAGTTACCTTGCTTATCATCAAAAGGCGGAATGTCTGCAATTATAGCTACTTTGTACATAATCCATCTTCTTGAACTGTGATAGAATATTCCTGACAGAAAATATCAAACCAATACTCACAAAGTCTTTTATCTGCCTTTGTTTCTGCCATTAAAACCTCAATGATTTGAAACTTGTAGTATGTACACGACTCAATCTCTGAAGCCCATTCCTCTCTATTAATCACGTCAAAGTTAACCAGATCAAAAAATGGCTGCTGTTCTTCCATCTTTTTTACTCGTTGTTTACTTGTTTGGTGTTTTATTGTTTGGCAAAATGCTTTTGCAGCACATACCTGACACTCGAAAGCGTGAGTGTCAAATTCTTTACCAAAACAATCTGACTCTGGTATTGACATATTTTGATAAAGTGTTGCTGAATCAAACCCAGTCTCAATTGATTTTTTCATAGTTCAATATAATGAGTTACGTTAGGAATTTCAATTCTCATTTCAATTGGAGCTAAAGAATCTCTAACTCCTATTTGGTTTCCAAAGATATGGGTAAATAATTTACCGATCAACCTCTCACCAAAATAAATTAATTTAGTATCAAAATTGGCTGCAAGTACTTCACCTTCTGGTAATTTATCTGGGTCAATCTTTGTCCAGATCAACCCAGCAATCAACTCTTCCATAGCTATTTCTTTGAATCGTATTCGTTGTTCATCACCTTGGCACTCAGCTTACTAAGTGGGTCACGAACAACAATACCTTCGATCACATTATTTGAAAAATAATTATTACAAGCTTTCTTTAAATCTTCTAAAGAATCAAAACTTTGATTGAAGACAATTCTTGGGTGCTCGAAACCAAACCCAACGATATTCCCAATGTATTCTAAGTGTGGCATCTTTTGAGCAACCCCATTATAAAAAAAGTCAGCACCATAAAAATAAATTGTAGGTTCGACCTGAGAATGTGGGTTGTTTTTATTCCCTGACCCAGCACTTGCACCATACCCAACTAACTCACCACGTAAAGCCATATCAATACCTTGTTTGGTACAATATTCCACAAGTTTATTTAGATATGGCAGACCAACAACCACAAATGGGTTCTCGCTTGGGAAAGTGTCATAGATGTTAATGTCTTTACCAAAGAAAGCAAGAATACGACTCCACCAATCATTCTTACGATCAATTACCTTTTCTTCAGTCAAAGACAAATTAACATTTCGCGAACAAATACCAAACTCACCCTGACGAAAAAATAGGGTAATAGAACTTCCATCAAGTTTCTCAGAACCAATAAGTTGTAATGGGAAATGCCAATTACAGTTCTCAATTCTCGGCTCATCAGTCCTATACAGGAAAGACGGAAAAGACTTAGCTGCTTTCCGGCCTTTAGGACTACTTGAATTTGGCTCAGGTTCTTGGTATTTATAAATTCCTAACACACTAGCCAAATCACCAAGATTATCCAAATCCACAAGAGCGTAACCTTCAACCTCCTCAATAGTCAATAAGATGCCATTACTATAAACTGGCTGACCATCACCCTTATGCAAGTTGAACTTTACAGCACGAACTCGTAAATTTTTACCCAACTTTGATTTTTTTGAGTCACCTCCTGGCCTAATCCAATCATCGAAAATATCAAACTTCTCACTCAGATTATAATCAGGCTCAACAAGAAAAGCCTTATCACCTACATTAAATCTACCCTTTGCAGAAACCACCTCAAAGCCTGTCTCCAATAGCTGAAGGACTTCGATAGAATTAGCTGGTTCTTCTCCCTTAAAAAGGGCTACTTTATTTTTGATTGTAACAAGTGAAATCATCTTTTTGAATTTAATTTTAAACAAAGATAAACTATCTATCATTCGGAGTCAATAGCTGAGGTACAAAATTTTTAGATTTTGTAGGATAATGAGCTTTTATTTCATACCCCTCATCTTGATAAATCTTGATTCTTGCTCTTGAATGCTGTCGAACACCATCAGTCATGTCAAAGAAATCAACTACCCATTTAATCCCACCCCCAGCTTTTCTTAAAATCCTGCCTATGTATTGCTTGAGCTGGATTTTTGATTTACCTCCTTGGGCATAGATCAAACCATGTATAATTAAATTTCCACCCTCCTGAAGAACTGTAGTAAATAAAACTCTACTAAATCCATCGGGGTTATCAGAGTACTCTTGTTTTACTTGATCCGAGTTTTCCCCTCCCTTCAGTTTGTAAAACTTTATATGTTGTAAATCAGCCAAAGGATATAGCCAATTGTACATGTAATCCATTTGCTCTGTCCTATCTACAGTTATGATGATATTTTCATTCATTGACTGCTTTAGAACCTCTTTGATGATACTTAACCTACCTAAGCCAAACATGACTGCCTTTTTGTAGATAGCTGGGTATTTATCAAAGATAACTGATAGAGGATCGCATTTATACAGATTGACTGTAATGTTAGCCACCCAATCAGCCACACTCAGATCAGCCACACTAACTGAGTCCAGAACCTTTCCTCCAATAGCACGAACTCGCATTCTGGCTTTGTCATTTGGAAGATCATATGGAGTCCCTGAGAAGAGAAACTTCGAGTAGATTGGTAACTGAGATAAGAAAGTGAAATACTCATTCCCGGCTACCTTGTGACACTCATCCACGAATACACACTTACATTCTCGTAGCCAATCAATTACATCAACATCCCCCTCATCAGTGCGATTTACAAGGGATTTGTATTTTGCTACGACCACCCTTCCCGGCTTAAATTTCTTACCATCAACCCACCCAGTTTCCCAATACTTACTGAAGAACTCAACGTGTTGTTTGAAAAGGAATTGATCATGAACTAGCACCAAAACTCTTGGATCGTTTATCATTGAATCTATCATAGCAGCCATGATAAAGGTTTTGCCGGACGCTGTAGCATGATCAAAAGTACCAACTGAATTTGAGCAAACTGCTGTTGTTGCTCTGAGCTGGTGATCAGCCAACTCGAAATCCAAATGATTCCTTTGCTGTAATTTCCCACAGTCAAAGTGAACAAAACGAGTTCTATAATCAATCATTTCACATTCAAAGCCATTCGAGTCAAGATATTCAACAACATCACCAAAGAATCCGGCTTGAAACTCACCCTTCTTTGTGATGAAGTACGTATCACCCTTCCATCCTTTAATTCCTGAGTATCGGGCAGCAGCACTATCATGTATTGAGAGATATTCCCTGAGTAAGGTTATAGCTTGGGCAGCATATAAACCACTTACTTTCACCCTATCGTTATGGACGTGCAATTCTACGATGCGCTTCATTTTCTGGATTTATAACTCACGTATCTCTCCCAAGACTTTTCCCCATAAAGGGCATTAGGTTTTGGTAATGTGTTGAATACAGCAAAAGCATCAAATTGTGCCTGAATCCAATCAGCCGGATCAGCTTCGTAGTGAACAATGTCCTCAACCATCCTGAAAAAAGGAACAATATCTTGAGCTGCATCGTAAAGAGTTTTGTTATCAACCCTCCTAACAGCATCAAGATATATCCTTTGGAGATCAAGGACTAGTTGCTTATGCTCATATTCTTCAACTTGAATCTTGATAGACTCATTTTCATAGTACTCCAAAGCCCTAGTTGGAAGGTCTTTACTCTTAATACCTTTAACAAGAATCGCTTCAACTAGACTTTTAATTATTTGATCAGTTGATTTTTGTAACTGATAAAGCTCAAATAAATCTACAACAATTTGATCCAACTTTTCAATAACCCACCAGTTTGGACTACTAGGTTTCATTGTTGGGAGCTTGATATGCTTAATGTCAGCAGTAAATTTCAGAATAGCAGCAAGCTTAGATAAAGAGGTAGTATTAGTCAACCGCTGAACTTGCTTGTCCTTCATTTGGATTGTTCGCCAGTTACAGGACTTTCTTGATAAGTCCTTCAACAAAGTTTTGAACTGATCATCAGTCAAACAAATCTGATTGTCTCTAAGTACAAATCTCAAAACATCAGCAGTCACATTTATGCTTGGATTTCTCATACAAAAAACATTTGTCTCAATGTGAAATAATCAGTTTGTTTCTCAATTTCTTGTACCAACTCAAATCCCCAGTCGTTTACATCCTTTCCTGGAAATTCTTGAAGATCAAGCAATTTAACTCTTTTTCCCATCTTTGTCAAGTCCACAGCAGTAGTAATTGCTTGTTTTTTGAATCCCCTATCAAAAGGTATGATTATATCAGCCTTAGTTAAGTTAAGTATTCTAAATTGATTGGCTGATATTTTCCATTTGTAGGTAGCTATTCCGAAAGGCCAACATGTCAAAGCGTCTACAACTCCCTCGCATAAATAGACTTTATCAAAAAGCAATAAGGCATCTGAGTTATAGACTAGATCACCTGACCCTATGTTATACTTTTCAGAAGAAACGTTTACGTGTTTCTTGCTTATTGGCAAGAAAGACCTAGCAGAGAAATAAATAATTTCCCCTTTTGACAAAGAAGGGAAGATAATACATCCATAAAACTCACTTTCTGGGTCATCATCGTAACCTACAAAGGCTTCTTGGCATACCTCAAAAGGAATTTTCCGCTCACCAATCGCTGAACCAGTCATGTATTTCAAAGCTCTTGTTCCAAACAATGTAGACTCATCACCAAGAAGTTTGAAACCTGATGGAAGTTTTACCTTTAGCCTGCCCGGTTTTAAACTTCTACGAACCTTTCCTGCCCATACTTCAGAATAGTCTACTTTGAATACTCTCTCAATAAGATATGAGTAAATGGATTTTGAGTAGCCTGTTCTGAAGTCATTGACGTACATGGACTCAAAGTTAAAACACAAAGTTTTATCTCTGTGCTCCGAGTCCCCGTTACATCTCCACCAACCATTACTGGATTCGGTCAAATCTGGGTGTAAGTTGCGTATAATTTGAAATACGTCCATATCAATTTATGCAAACGCAATTAGCAGTAATCGGGTCTTCATCTTCGTATTCAGAGAAGTTATCCTCAGCTACAAATTCCTTAAAGTACTCATCACTACAATGACCTATTGTTGGGGAATTGGTGACTGATTGAAAAGAATTACCTTCATCATCAGAAGCAAAAATAACTTCAAAATCTCTAGCTTCTGGCCTAGCCTCAATCACTTCTTTTAGAAGCTCGATGTATTGTCCAAGTGTCATTTCAAAATTTTTTGAAAGATGTTACAAATTGTTTTGGAGTTTCGACAAAAAAAGCGGTATCAATATAAGTCCGAGTTTCAGTATTTGTCTGAGTAATTGTGATCCGATAATAAATATCGTTACTCTTAGCACCTAGCATTGTAAACTTGTCAAGAGCTAGGTGCTCAACAGTAATCAACCCATAAACTGTGTCGGATTGTATCATTGTTCTACGTGGAACATCTTGATTTTTGTATTCTTTTTCACAGGAGAATGATAGGTAGGCTATGATGATAGCCCAAATAATTGCAGGAATAAGTTTCTTAAAACGTTTCATCTCAATGTTTTTTAGGTTTAACAACAAAGTTCAATGTTTCCTTCGCTCTGGTATAAGCTACATACTCCAAGTTAGTGGCTTGTTCATGCTGCCAATCTTTATCCTTGGGCCTGCGCTTAGTTAAAAGGCTAGGTTCAATGATGTAAACGTTAGGCCACTCCAAACCCTTTGCCCGGTGAACTGTAGAGAATAGAATTTCAGGGTTCTTGTCGTCTGAAAAAATTCGACGAATATAAGTTGTGAGATTGTCAACGGAGGCAATTGTGCCAACTTTGAATATAAGAACTGTAATACAATCCATTTGCTCACTAAACTTGGTGTACAAAGGATTTGAGTAAGCGTCTTCAGAAGGAAACTTGTCCTCAAGTCGATCAATCAACTGCTGACGTTTTTCATTCATCCTGCGCTGAAGATCACTAAGGCTATTTGACTTGAAGCTGACAATAAAATTGATTAGGCTCTCACCAATATCTCGGCCCATGATTGTAGCCTTTTTACCTTTTGCGATCATGTCATAACACCCCTCAATCAGTGGAGCATTATTCCGGCAAAGTACAGCATCACCAGCTTTGATATTGTCCAAAGTAGTCCCACCACGAACAAGACCTTCTTTGGCATTCTCCCATGCCTTAATGTCTGGGTCAATCTTATTTACGTACTTAATAACTTCTTTGGGACAACGGAAACAAGTGTTTAGAGACATTACTTTGCATTGAGCTGAGAATGTGTCAAAACTCTCAGAGTCACTACCAGCGAAGCCGTAGATAGCTTGGCAATTATGGGTAACTATACTATCAGCAACATAGGTCTGATATTTACTAACCGATAAGCTGTACACAAACCCATCGTAAAATTCCTTAGATATAGTTGCAGGACACCAATCCTGCTTCAACTCATGACGCTTACCCTCAAAATGAGGCAGTACCAAACAACCATTAAATAAATTACAAGCACGAACTTCCATTGGTCGTTTCATGGACAAACACTTCTTACTACCATCATTCAAAAATAACGGGTATTGGATGTCCTTACCAAAAAAGTCTAAACAATCTAAGGCCCGTCCAGTGTTATCACCAATGAACTTCCAAACCCTATCTACATTTAGCTGTATTTTAGAACCACTAAATAAAGTTTGGGGTAGGCCAAATTTACCAGATATGGCTTGTTCCATTTCATAAGATTCTGCCCTACTATCATAAAGACCCAAAATCCAACAGCAATCAGCAACCTCATCCCGCATTCTCTTAATCAGACCAGATACTTTAGTTTTAGGGTAATCCACACAGCAAGTCCCAATCCTAAAATTATCCCCTCTACGCATCATGTAAACACAAAACTTATCCCGTAAAGCAGAAAAAGATGCTATACATATATGGTTAGGGGTATATTTAGAAGTAGCTCCACTAGGCGTACTGCACACAATAAGATCACCTTTATAAGGTCTTTTTGTTATTCCATCTACCTTCTGCGAGTTGTAGAAAGAGCTATCATTGACACTATAAGCTACCACAGAGTCACCTACTGATAAAGATTCTATAGGTACTTTCTTGTATACTGAGGGTATCGAACCTCTTAAGCCTTTTTTATAGTTAGACTGACTAAAGTCCTTAACAGTTACCATAGTACCAGCAGGTTGACACCTATCCCCAACAGCAAAAAGACGGCCCATAGGCTTTAAAAATTTAAAAACGAGTTCTCTTTGTGCTTTACTAACGTCCTGGCACTCATCCAAGTATATATAATCATATTTAAAAATAGGATTCAAATTCCTTACAATTGGCTGACGAATTTGATCAACAAAATCAATATTCTTAATATCACCATCAGCCAATTCAATAGCTCTTTTTACCACCCGTAACTCATCGTTGGTAAATCGGTATCCGTATTTATCCTGACAGTTTGTAAAATCTTCAGCAGTTTCTACCAAATTTAACCGACAAAGATCAGTGAACTTTTTCATGTCCCAAAGAAGTTCCCCAAACCCTTCTTGAGATTTCAGCCAAGAAGCCTCTTCTTTGAGAAGGAAATTGTAGATTTCGGCCATTTTCTTCGTGTTCATCTGAGAACCACGAAGTAAGGAAAATCCAAGCCCATGACAAGTCTTTATGTCAATCCCAGACATTCGCTGGGTAAGTTCGTCTTTGATGCTGACGTTGAATGCACAGGCTAGTGTAGACTTATTTTTTGGGATAAGTTTAACTGCCTCTACAAGAGTTGAAGTCTTTCCTGATCCGGCTTTTGCTGATAGTAACACATTACCAGAACCAGAAGTCACTTCGTCAAAAAAGTTCTGCTGCTCAATTGTTGGATTCATCTTTTTAAATTATAAAACAAAGTTACAATTTTAAATCTAAAAAGTCAACCCTAATTTTTATTTTCTTGAATTTTCTTTACCAAAGCCTCTAGGGCTTGATGGTAGAATGAATTATAAATGTGACGGTAATCCTTGGCTCCTAGGCCGATTGTTTTGGATTGTTTAGCTGTTAGTCCTAGAGACTTAGATTCTTCGCGCCAGAGGCGTTTCTGAGCCTTTACAGCGATTTTAGACAAAGATATGAGATTGTGTAGGAGAAAGTCTAAAGATGTCGCTAACTGCAAAGAATCAGCCATAGGAACGGAAATTTCACAGATACCTTTAGTACCTACGTCAGAAATTACTGCTTCAGGATTTACAAGTTGAACCATCAATCTAATGCAACCCATAAAGTAAGCTGAGGTATAAGAAATGTATTTAGTCTTCATCCTTGTTGGGTAAAAAGAAGTAGTCTCAACAGTAGACATTAATTTAACTGCTGCTTCTGCCCATTCATCAAATGTTGTAATTTCATTTGAATGATAATAACCTAGAATCTTATCAAACTGTGTCATAAGTTAATTTTTTGAAATAGTTAGCCCATAAAGGCAAAAATTACCAGTTCATGTAGTAGTGCATTTTACTTAACTACAATTACAAAAATTATGATTTTGGGTTACTTTTAGTAACCATGCCCTGAGAATTCAAAGAATACAAAGTACCTTCAAATTCCCATTTCAGTAACTCTACAAAGCTGTAATTCTTTGGTAGTTTCTCCTTAGCTTTAGAGTCAGGAGCTATACAGTTGAGTTCAAGACGAATTTTCTTTACAAACTTAGCTTTTGTTTTGTTAAGTTCTTTTAGTAAATTCAATCCTTGAATAGCAACTTGTTGAGAATACCAAGAAGTACCTTTAGATAGCATACACAAAGCTTGATCTAAGCTATAATCCTTTCCAGTAAAAACTTTTTTAGGATCAAAATAAGGAGCAAATTGAGTGTATAGGAGATTTGGTTTAGGTTCAGCACCAATACTCTGCAAAAACGTAGAGGAAAGCTTTGCTTTTCTCGGAGTAGTTGCAGAGTATTGCACCAGTGTAGGCGAAGCCGGAACGGTTAACCTTTTATGTACTGCCCCTTCGCTAAAGCTCCGGGGCTGAGTAATGTAAGTAAGTTCTCCGACTACGGCTGCGCCTTCGTCTCCACGCTTACTTACATTACTTAGTGAACGTACAAAGTTCTCTTTAGCTATCTTTCTTCTAAGAGATTTACTTGAATAGCATTTTGTGGGTTTAAAATTCTTGATAATCAAAAGCTTTTCCATTCTCATGGAATAATAACCTTGATCGTTAAGTACAAATCTTTGTGGATGATACTTTTCTGGATTTCTTTGTGTATTACCAAATGCTAAACACTCTTGTATGGATTCGACTTTTTTAGACTCGAATGTTGGACAAAAATAGCTTTGGTCTTCCATCAAAAAAATGTCAATAGCCTTTTTCCGTTGATTGTGTATTTCAACATGACTTAGGTTAAGGTTTCTGCCTTGACTTCTTAAAGGATAAAACCCTTGATCACTTGTCATCATAAAGCTAGACTTATTCCCTTGTGTATCTGAGTATAGTCTAGGATCATTCTTATCAGTGATCTCAATATTTTTAGCTGTCAGAAGTTTATACTTCTGTTTAGCTTCTTTAGATTTTTCTGTTAAAACAGATTTACCATCAACGATAATTACCCACCTCATAAACTCATCAAAGTTTGTAACAAGTCCAAAGTAGTAAGGCATAGCCTTGTAGCTTTTAGCCTTTCCTTCAATTGCCTCAGTTACTTTTATAATGGAGGTAAGTTTGTATTTGTGGTTGGATTCAGATAGAAGACCTAATTCAATCAAGGTATTTATCCTCTTGTTGATGGTTCTTTTATCTTTATTGATTTTGTTGAGTAAATTCTTAGCTTGGGATTTGTAGATGTATCCTCCCTTAGCTTGTTGGAATAGCTGGATGTAATAAAATAATTCTTTACCTGCTTTATAGCGGACGAAATGATTTACAATTGATATGGGTATATTTTTAACCATTTGCCTTGAGTGTTAAATGGTTAAAAAAAAGAATAGGCATCCAAGCCGAATGCTCAGTGCCTATTGCTGTTAATGCTCTCAAATAATATATATCAACCTTAAATACGTTACCGTATTTAGTATTAATAGTCGTTAATTTTTTGTAGTTATTTGAGTGCATTAATACAATTATTATGCCTCAAACCTACGACTATTTGTATTATTATGCAAGTTTTTAAACAAAAATCTTCAAACTTTTTTTAAGTCTTCTCTAATTCTCATAATCAGCTTACCTAATTCATTTTTTCCTTCTTTAGTTCTCAGGCAAACCCCCCAAAACTTATCTCCCCAATGATTCCCCTCCTCGATAATTGCATCTCCTGTCGCTTTGAGCTGACTTCTAAAAGGTTCTTTGTTGAACTTCTGTCTCAAACAATCCTCCATAACTTGGAGCTTTTCATAGGCATCTTTCGTGCATTCAGATTACCTGTTTTTAGGTTTTTTCTCCATATCATGTTATACTTATAATAACTCATTCCATGTGTTATCATCGTAGTCACAAACGGCTGATTACCAAAAAGTACTATTATAGCTCCCTGCTCAATAAATTTTGAGTATTCTTTCCATAGCTTTTGGGGGTCTATAATAGAGTCCCACTTATTTTGTGTAGTGCCATAAGGTAAATCACATAGGACTAAATCTACATCCTTTATGTTTTTTAATTCACTAAGGCAATCACCTAGGATTAATTTCATCATTAACGCTTTTGTATTTATTCAAATAGTTTTGATAGCACTGTTCACAAAAGTAATGGTTGTTGCAATCTTCTCGTCTCAATGCAGGTTCAGGGCAGTATTTGTTTTCTTCTGGTGAGAAAGTTTCACAAACCCCTTTTACATCTGGTTCTTTGTAGTGTGGTATGATCCCCATAGATGAATACTCATAGGATACTTTTGAAAGTCCTTGAGTAAATCGTTTGATTTTTTCTTGAGTAATGTCACTACCTTGGTGTATGTTAATTCTAAAATCCCTAGTATCACTCATCGTAGTTCAGCTAGAAGGTGATCAAACATACCATACATCAATTTGTAATTATGTATGGCTAGAACCAAAAGAACAGCAATCAGCATAAGATTACCATTGCTAATCTTCAAAAAACTTCCCATAATCAACAGGTAGAAGATTATGAGAATTACATGTGTTGATTTATTTTTCATTGTTGTTTTTTAGTTCCACGGTAAAGTCCGTACCCAAATACAGCTACAATGACAGCAATCCACCAAGGTAACTTAACATCTGGTTTTGACTCAGACTTTTGAAGTTGGGTTTCCAGTTCATCAATTTTATCCTGAAGTACTTTCTCCTTTGCAGTATCTCTGACCTTTACGATTTTTTCTACTCTTTCCTTAGTTCCAGCTTTCCATTTGATTACAGGTACATAGGAAATAGAGTCTTTCCAAATTACAGAGTCTTTTCTGTGTATTTCAGGATACGGAACTTTTACAAACTCAATATAAGGAGTTGAGTCTGGAATACCTATGCCAACATAAGTAGTTGAATCCTTGCAAGGGTAGGTCTCAGCACATTTTTGGGCTAATTTGTTATTGCATGAGGCCAATAACAAGGTTATTGATAAGATGCCAATAAGTCGAACCATGTCTCGGTGATTTTGAGTTTGTCTTTTGATTTTTCCAAGTACCCTTTCTTGATAAGTCCTCTAGCAGCATTATGTGCATTGATATACTTTAGATTATACACCCGGCACAGATCAGCTAAGTTGAGAATACAAAAAGGTTTTCCTTCAATAATGAAGCTAATTTTTTCACAGGTCAGTCTGATAGCTTCCATTAACATTGCCTGATTTGCAGTTACATGCCCATCCATCAACATAGCTGTGTCAATTTCGATGGGGTGAATGAAGTCGTTTTTAATCATAGTATTTTGATTGTAAAAGTACGAATTAAAATTGATTTTGCAAATTTGATTTCAAAAAATTTAGAATGTGAGTTATAACATCAATCGTCCACCCGTTTCCGATCATTTTGGTTCGCGCAGTTTTTGGAGCAACTGAAGTGTACCCGTCTGGCATTGTTTGAAGACGTTCGCACTCCGTAATTGTGAGGTTGCGGTAGTGCAATAAGTCCTCAGTAATCAATCCTGTCCCATTTGCTGTTCCACCCATCTGAGCCGAGAGTGTAGGGTTCTTACCGTTGACTACAAAAATACGTTCACCTTGACGGTAAGCACGAACAGTATTTCCGTTAGTTCTTTTTGACTTTCCAGTATGCCCCACGAAAACCAAGTTGTCTTTGCTTACAGTCGTTAATGTGTTTGATTTTCCATCAAGACGATTTTCGATGCACTGAACGATCTTTGGTCGCGCAACGTCATCCCGAGTCCCATCTTCGTTTAAGTACCGGCCACGCATTCCGGCCACTGTGTCGCCGTCCTCCAAAATGTCCTTTAAAAGGATACCTCTATCCGCTGGCTGTGAGATATAAAAATTCGCCCAGTATAGTCTCTTGCGGTTTTGGGCAGAAACTAGCGCAGAATTGATTTCTACGGGTTCTACGCCTAAAATTTCAGAGATCACTGCAACCCATTCTTTTTTCATCTTCACGTTTTCGAGCAAGAACTTGATGTCAGGGTTGATTTCGCGTAGTTCTTTGAGGATGCGAACGTATTCAAAGAAAAGAGCAGAGCGAGGATCATCAAAGTTGAGCCTTTTTCCAGATGAACTGAATCCTTGACAAGGCGACCCCCCAATAAGAAGATCAATCTTTGGTAGATCGGATGCTTTCACATTCCGTACATCCCCAATTTGGAGCGTATTGGGGAAGTTTTTCATAGTGACTGCAATGGCATGCTTGTCAAGCTCAGAGGCATAATAGTTACTAACCGGAATTTCGGCGCGTTGGAGCGCTAATTGGCCGCAACTACAACCGTCAAAAAGTGATAACACATTTACTGGATTCATCGGTCTGATAAGTTGATTTTAAAGTTAGACAAATTTACTTTCGGAGCAACTAGTTCCTTTCCATTAGATGCAAGAAGATTCATAATCTCCTCATCATTTTCATCAATTTCACAGATTATCTGAGTTTCTGGATTGACCTTAAGCCACATGTGATGATCCGGGTGAGGTCTCTTACCCTCACGTTGGGCTTTGATTACTAACTTGAACAACCCAGCAGCCAGCTCCTCCTCAGTTCCCTCAATCGCATAGATACCACCAGCTAGGGCAATCTTACCAATCGACCGGGAGATACCTGTAGTTTTCTTATTCTTCTGCTCAATACCCTCCCTATTTAACTGAGAGGCAGTAAAAGAAAACATATTTCTCCTAGTATTCAAGGCGATGGCTTCAACATAAACTTGATCAATGTTTTCGTGACTACTTTTCTTGTAGTCACTGGGCTTTAGATGATCAATGTCATCATAGATAACAAAGTCGGGAATAAATCCATGCTCAGCTTCAAGTTCATCAAGGATGTCCTCAACGTCCTCAATAGTACTTCCCGGTTTAAGGTACTGAAGATAGATGTCAGCATTCTCATAAAAAACTAAGCAACGCTCGGCAGCATTATTCGCTTTTTCCAAATCAAAGTCTTTGAACGATTGGAACGATATATTTTGAAGCCCTCGCTGAGCAAGGTTAGACATACCATTCTCTGTGTCTATGTAGATACCTTTAGCTTTGTCTTTACGAACAAAGCCAAGTGCTAGGTTGATAAGATTTGTAGTCTTGAATGATTTCATTTCAGCCATAATGATATACATCTCTGGGCAATAGAACCCTCCTTTGTTTCTCCAACTGTTCAAAGTGTCCCACTCTGATCTGAAGACTTTGGCCTTGAACTCCTCAACTTTCAACGCATCCTTGAACAAAAACATGCCTGAAGAATCTTGCTCAGTAAGGCGAGTAATTTTCTTGGCCTGTTTCATAAAGTTGTCATAATCGAACTTAAAAGACAGGTCTTGCACATTCATTGCAAACTCACCCATCAGATTAACCAGAGACAATCTTTTAGCTATGTCAATACAATTTGTTTTAACATAATTTAAATCAAACTTTAATGGTTCAAAACTTTGATTTATCAATACTTTAACGTAAGTTTGTAAGTCCTCTGTGTCTACACCAAGCTCAAGGGCATGAATATCAAAGTAGTTGATTAGAGTCTCCTTGCTTTCTGGCAAGGAGTCAAACTGCTTATAGTATTCCTGATAAATTGAGAAAAGAACATTAAGATCAGTATTGAACACATCTGGAACAAACTTCTTAAAAATTTTCTTTTTAGTCCTGACGTATCGAATTACGTCCATCTGCAAGTTCTCATTTATTTCCATAAATTAGATTTTGCAGCAAGGTACAATTTAAAATCTAAACATGCAATTTTAATTATGTCACTTTCACAAGAATTATGGCCAAAGAAAAAAATGGTCAACGGTAATAAGAAAGGAAAACAAAATGAGTGGTTATTAGCTAGAACTTTAACTGCATGGTCAGGTGTTTTATTTACGAGGGTTCCCGGCAGTGGTTCATTCTCAAAGAGAATTGATAATCTTAGGTGTGATATTATAGCTGATGGGTTCGATTTTGGAATTGAAACCAAGCATTACGCTACTATTACTATGACCAAGATTTTCCAGATTTGGGAAAAGGCTAAAACAGAACATCCTAACCCTTTGTTGTTTATTAGAACTAATGGAACAAAAAGTTGGTTAATATACTCTGAGATCGATTTCAAAATTCCAAATGTTCCACGTGGAACATTATTTGAATACACTTCAGAAGAGTGGTTAAAAATGGATTATAAAACCGTATGTAGTTATGTCGAAAATGCTTCCATCAGGCCGTCCTAATCTAAATAGGCAACAGGCTTTAGAACTTTTAGGTGAGTGGGATTTTGATGTCCATCCCATTGCAATTCTAGGTATCCGAGGTTACTATGAAAATAGTATGGGAAAACCTAATCAAAATGACATTGGTATTTATGACGATGCCTGCTGTGTGATCACTAAAGAAAAATTCCGAACATTCAATTTCAATACTGATCCTTCCAGCATGGGTGAGGGTAGGGCAATGTTGGACTTAGGCACTTGGCACTCATATAAACTTGGAAAACACAAGAATCAATACCTAGCTGTTGTTCAAAGAATGGCTAAGGTACGAGTTATCAGAAAGGATAGTTCAGCTCCAAAAGGATTTAGATATGCTACTGGTTGGTTTGGAATAAACATTCATAAGGGTGGGGTAAACACAACCGGGTCTTTAGGTTGTCAGACAATCCCACCATCTCAATGGGAAGAGTTCATCCATCTTGTAGAATCTTCTCAGAAAAATCTTGGCCGCAAAGACGGCTTAATCTCTTACAAGCTAATTCAGAACTAATGGAATGGTTGTATATCGCACTAGGTAGCCTAGCAGCTACGATTGGTCTATTTGCTCTATTACTGAAGCTTATTGCCCACTCTTTGACTAACGTAATAGAATACATAATTGCTACCTTATTCAGATTATTCTAAACAAGGTAGCAATTATTACTTAGTTTCAGTATCAACAGTCAGTGTAACTTGCTTAGGAGCAGTGAACCCAGCAATGATGCTAGAGGTACGTGGGGAAATCAAAATCATCAAAGCGTAGTTAATCCAAGTAGCAACGGTTTTGAAGATAGGTGCAAGGCACCATCCCAATTCCTCACAATTCAGCAAGAATCCTGCAATGGTCAAAAGACCTAACTGCACTGCAATGAAGATTTTTGGGTTTTTAATTTTTAGTTTATCCAGCAACCCAGCCAGAATTACCTGAATCAGATCAGGCTCTTTTTTTACAACAGACATAGTTTTTATTTTTGTTGATCAACAATTTTTTCTAATTCTCTTACCCGGCTCAAGAGACGGTCAGAAAATTCTTGTTCAGCTTTCAGCATTCTTTTGAGGGCTTCTTTTTCCTGAACATGCTCGTCCTCCTGAGCTTTGTACTTAGCCACTACGTGCGATGTGTAGGCAGTAGCGACAGCAGTAATTACGGTTGCTAACCCACCACATATGGCAGATAGTACGGCAATAGACATTTTTACAAGATAATTTCATTATGGACTTTGAATGAGTCTTGGAAAACCTCAACACGTGCAAAGCCATGATTCCACTTACTTTTTCCAGCGTACTTAGGGTCTAGCTTACATAGACAACCAGTAGCCCAGGCCCCAACATACTCATCGTTCAATTTACGGTCAATGTCTGTTTGAGTCCGGTGGAAGTGGCCAAGTACCACATTTGTCCCAGCTTTCAAACGAGTCGATCTTGCATGGTAAATTCCTCCTCCAAACATGGATTTATATTCGTGTCCATGAACAATGTGTAGATGACTTACTTTAGCAATTTGGTTTTCCTCAACATGAATAATTCCCAAATTCTCTAAATCAAGTTTTTCACTCAAACTCAAAGTAATGTCAGACATCTCAGGCGCATTGTTAACCATGTAATCAACAAAACGTTTTTCATGGTTCCCCTCTTTGTAGTAAATTGAGGCTTGAGGGAAAAGCTCTCTGACTTTTACAAGAAACTCTTTGGTGATTTTTATTTCATCAGACATGGATGGAACATGCTTCCCGTTTTGAAATCTGGAAATCCTCTCGCAGTCCATAATATCACCATTAAGATAAACAGCATTTACTCGGTGATTGATTCCATACCTTAGAGAATACAGTAATGCGTCCTTATGATGACGTGGGAAGTGAATGTCTGATAGGACTAAGATATTGTCCCCTTGAATTTCAATAGGAGCAATAGCTTCATCAAACCCGTCATCAAAGTCACTAAAAACTGTATCAACCACAAGATCATCATTCAAGTCAAGTTCGTTATTTTCTAACGCTCTGACATAGATAGTTGCTGCTCTGGCTTCTTGTTCGGAAATACCTAATTGTTCTGCAATTTTAGTCCTCCCAAAGCCTTGCTTAGCTAATTCAATAGCATTTTGAAATTTCTCATTCATACTCAACGGTATAAGTTTCTGTTTTATATCCGCAAGTTAGTGATTTCAGTTTGAAAGTATCAGAAATTTTAGAAATATTTTCAGCAATTTCTTGGAAATTGTCGTAGAAATACTTACTTTTAAAAGTTGGTGTATATTGTTTTATTTTGAACAAAACATCTTCATAGTGTTCTTTAGCTGAGTCGCCTTGGCCTGAATAGATACCTGTAATGTCTCCAACAATAGTCATTGATAGTTCATGTGTTCCCAACTTAATTGAGTGCATAAACAAAGCTCCTTTGTAGACTTCAACAGTCTTTTCCAAAAGCTCAGTCAATAAAGGCAGCCCATAACCGTATTGCTCATCCCGACCTTTTACTCCAAGATCAACCGACTTCTCAGAAAGCAGTTTTATGATCTCTTTATTTGTCAATTTAGGACGACATGAAGCTATGATAGCACAGACTGCCCCAGCGTGTGGAGTACTCATACTAGTTCCAGAAATAGTTTCAAATCCACCATCTAACCAAGTGGAGTAAATAGATTCTCCCGGAGTTGAGATATAAACCTGAGCACCAAAAGTAGAGTAACTTGATCTAGTTAAGGTTTTTCCTTTTTGCGTCAAAGAGCCAATACCCAAAGTCCATTGAGAACTCCCCGGATAATTAACCCCAGCTTTTCCAGTATTACCAGCAGCAGCAACAGTTAAAACTCCCATATCATAGGCTTGTTTCAACAATTTATCTGTACTGTTCCACGTGGAACTTCCACCACCTAAAGAGAAATTGTAAATAACGAAATAGCCTTTAGAGATAAATTCCTGGGCTTTTTCATTTGCCCATTTGATGCCTTGGTCAATAACAAATATTGTTCCATTGCCTTTTTCAAGAACTTTTACAGGTACAAGTTCAATCAAATCTCGTTCTATCAAAGGCTTACAAAGACCAATATCCATTCCTTCTTTTACCGCTACATAAGAACCAGCTACATGTGTACCGTGACCTCCGTCATCCTTTTTATTGACAAATGATGAGAATGAAAGTCCTTTATTTGCTGCTTGATTAGCCGGGTGATTGTTATTTCCAGAAGTATCAAATACAAACACAACAACCTTACGACTTGCTGAAGTTTTGATGTAGTCATAGTTATCCTCAACACCTAAAGCTTTATAAGCCCAGTTCTCAGCAGACAAAGCCCCAATTTGTGGAACCGTTTCGATAGGCTCCAAAACTACGTCAAAGTTCTTTTGATCTTTGTCTGCCTTTAGTTTTGCAGCAATGATGTGAGCAAGTTGGCCAGAGCCATGAGGGGCATTGAGGCCATAACGAATAGCATTAAGCATATATGCGTATTTTAGTGTTTGGGTTTGGTTTTTTAGATTCTAAAGCTAAGGCCCTTCTCTTTTTGGCTTCAGCTACTTTTTCTTTGATAGACTTCATCACTTTATTTTATATCCGTAAATAGTTGTTTTCTGAGAAGTCACTCCACCAAAGTTACCATCATCATCTTTTCCTCCAAACCACAACCAGATTTCTTTGGAAGGAGCCCATTTGTAATCAACCTCATCGGCTTCAATGTACCAAAGCAATTGTCCAGTAGTGTTGTAAGCTGAAACACAGGGAAGTAACTTGTTTTTATTGAATTTCTTGAACTCAAGATACAACCCATAAACTTCAGTTACGTTAAAAACTTTCAAAGACTGGTAAGCAAAAGCAAAATCCTTGTTTTGATAAAGGCAAAGCTCCATCATTAAAGAATCAGCCGTGGGCCTAGCAGCGAACATTACTCCGTTTTTGTTGTGCTGTTCAAGTAAAGGACTCACACCAAAAATCTTGTAATTCCAGTCATACACATCACTGTCTACTTCACCATTTGGAAGCTTCCAACTGAACCAAGTATTTGGATCAAAACGAACACACGATGTAGGTGTACTTCTACCACCAAGCAGCCAGTATAGTCTAGGCTTAATTGTGGAAGGACGGAAATCATGCTCACCCTTTTCCGCTGTGTATTCTCTTAAGTAATTTTCATACTTTTGAGAAAAGCCAAGGATGGGTAATAAAAGCAACAGCAGGATTCGAGTTATCATTCTTTTTTATTTAGTCGTTGCAGAATGGTTTCATAAGTTTCTTCGGGTACTATAGGCACAACTGGTTTAGGATTTGGGTCTTCATCCTGTTCAACAATATGCCGATAGCATTTACTACAAATACTCTTACGAGTTTGTATAGTCCATGAGCATCGAATACCCGGAGCGTGCATTACAGCACAGCTAATTGAGAAACCAGCGCCGAAACCATTGGAATAAGAGCCAGGTTCACTGCTATACCATTTGTGAGCACAACTATCAACACCGACTTCCAGAGTATCAATAGGATACCAGATAGTTTCTGGTACATAAAGATTGCGTAGAAATGGCATTTCAGCAGTTGTAAGTAGGCTATTGCTACCTGAGATGATGTAGCCGGTTTGGCCACTTAGAGTAAGCGACAACAAACCAGCTACAAGTATTAGAATGTTTTTCATTGGTTATTTGATGATCCAGTCGAAAGTTACGCCTGTAGAAGTTATTGCAGCTTTGGTACTAGTATCGTAAGCTCTTACGGTGAAAGTAGTAGCGGTCTTCGCGGTAATAGTGTAGCCAACTCCTAAAGTAGTTCCAGTCCCCTGAATATCCACCACATAGTTAGTGTGGTTTTTATTGTGGGTAATTACAACATCCCCAGAGCCATCGGTAGAAGCACTTGAGCTACCTTTATCATTAGTAGCGTTATCCACTACTACCCAACGATATGTAGTAGGCCCAGTTCCTACAATATTGCACACAAACTCGGTAGGTTTAGTGAGATGCATAGTAGCTGTAGAAGCTCCATCCAGCTCGATTGAACCTGTGGCATTGATATTGTAGCTAGTATTTAAATCGCGTGGGGAAAGCAAAATAGATTTACCAAACGCTCCAGCATTTGCAGTAGGTAAAGGAATATCTGTATCCGCAGAAGCACCACTAGTAAGCTCTACAACAGCCGAGTATCTTTGATAGTTACTTGTACCAAAAGCAGACAAAGAAGGAGTTCCTGTGGTGAACTGACCGTCTACAAGCGTAGTAGATCGAGATACCCAGCCTGTATTCCCCGTACCCGTTTCCTTAAAGTAAATAGTAGTTCCGGCCCCACCTAATGTATTTATGTAGATAGAGCCGGGTGGGGCTGTCACTACTGTTTCTGGTGATCCTGACCCACGATAAGTTAAAGTTACATCTAAGACGACCCCTGATGTAGGCGTGTACAGTAGGCGGGTTCCATCTGTGCTAGGTTCTAGTAATCCTTCCTCTGTGATTGTTTTTTGAGTATGTCCAGATAGAGTAAATTTTAATGGGCCTGTGTTGGCTGCTGCTGAACCTGCTGGCAAATGTAGTCTTGCAGTGGGGTTTTGGCTATTCACCCCGCCTATTCCTACTCTACCTGTATTTGTTACTAAAAAATGGTTCGTTCCACTTGATGGGTCGGAAGCGTTTGAATTGAGTTTTACACGCCCATCACTTGCGTCAAGTCCAAAAGACCAATATTCGACTGAAGTGTTGCCGAAAAACAACGACGCATCTGCATTACTACCCGTTGCGAGTACTGTCATTGTGGCTTTTGCATTTGTCGCTGAACTTGTGTTGTATAGTAAGCCCTGTAGGCCTGTTGAACTAGATACAGAAATATCTAAAGGAGTGGACGAACCCGTTACTGTTCCAGTTATATTCAACGCGTTTGATCCTGTAAAGTTAGATAGGATGTTTAGACCTGTTCCGGTTATTCCTGTTTCAACAAACACAGGTTTCTGAAAAACAAATTTACTCCCAGTCGTTGCGTTAAATGAATTTGTTCCATCTGCTCCAATAGTCCAATTTATTTCTTTTGTTGCTTCTGAGTTTAAAAACCTCCATACGGCTGAACTGGTAGCAGTTGCGGTACTTTTAAATCCTCCTGCTCTTGAGAAAGATAAAAGGTCCGTATCGTCTGAAGCCAACAAATTATAACTATCTGCGCGATATGTCCAAACCCCTGATTTTATATCTTTTCGACCTTCCCATGATGCAGGTCTAAATACAGTGCCATCAGTAAGCCTAACTTCAGGTGCGTGGAACTCTTGCCAGTAATACCCAGCACCCGGAAAGGGCATGTAGTGTCTTTCGATACCTAGTCTGATATTACTATTGTCTCCCGTAGAGCTATTATCCCAATTAAAACCTAGTGAAATTACTTCATTTGGCCGTGACTGCCTATCAGGTAGCCTTGTTTTATCATACCACAACCCCGCGTTTCCTGTTCCTGCATCAAGCGAACTGAAAATTATCTTCTTGTTGTCAGTGGAATCGAGTTTCACGTTCAACGCCCGAACCGAAACGGTTGAACCATCGTAGGTCGCGTTGCCATTGCCAGCAAATGCGCCGGAACTGTTGTATTGCAATTGAGTATTAGAACCTCCAGGTGTTCCGCTCCCCCCACTCGCATCCCGTCCAGCCCATTTACTCCCCGTCCAAGTAAGCACCTGATTAGTTGAAGCCCCCGCGCCCACAAGGTCGTTTGGCGAAAGGTTTGCTGCTTTGGTGCTGTCTACGGCGTTTGATGCCAGTTTTGCCGTAGAGATTGCACCGTTGTCTACCGTCCATGTTGAACCAGAGCCAGAAACAGTAATATCCCCTTTGTCGCCGTCTGAGATTCCACCACCGCCTGATGGGGTTGAAATCCAGACAGGTACACCTGATTGCCACTCAATCATTTTGTTTCCTGATCCTGGAGAGGAGTTGGGAAAGACGTATTTGTTGTTGTAAAAGCTTATTCGGTTGCTCGTTGTGTCTGTGTCTAGGTTGTCGACTCGCAACCAGTCGAATTTAGTGCTAGAGTTGTAGAAGTTGGTTTGAAGCAACCAGGATTTAGTAGGTGCAATTATTGTACTTTGTCCTGATGTTTGCGATTTGTAGGCAAACCCAGAAATATGTGCTCTCCCGCCACCAGATATAGAATCTGACTTAAATTGAAGGTAATTATACATCCTGCTACTTGAATCTATTTGTACTCTGTGTCGTAAAATAAAGTCACCAGAAGCCCTTCTTAAATCTAGGTCATAAAAAACGCCCGTATTTACAGTAGCGTTTCTTTCCGCTAGAGCATTAAAATTAATTGAATAAGTTCTATTTGAAGGTCCATAAATATAATGCCCCCAGGTCAAGTTACTATAATTATTTTTCGTGTCTGTTTTAGATGTTTGAAATGTAAAAAACCCGTCATTATTGTACTGCCCATCTGCCGAGAAATACAAACCCAGTTTTTTATTATTTTGGGTTCCATTTATATTTACATAATCACCATTTGCCCCACCTAAATTTATTGTTCGTGAACTTGAAATTGTCCCGTCTTGGTTATAAATACTATTATCTGTAGCATACCCCGTCGTTCCTGTCGACGAATTGTATTTCAAGACCTGTTGATCTGTTGCACCGGACACACCTAATTTAACGGGTGAAATTGCACGGTTTTTGACCTTGTTGCTGTCTATGGTTTGGCTTGCGAGATCGGCATTAACTAACGTCCCGTCGAGCACATTAGCAGAAATCACAACCCCGGTGCCTAATGCCGGGTTTGGATAGGTTCCGGTTAGGTCTCCCCCGGCTGCTCCCGTTGGTGCGCCACTGCCAGAAATAACAGTATTGTCCCAAAGCAAATTAACTGCCCATTTATACGCACCTGCCTGCCGCTGATCACGTAACGCACGAACCTGAGCCATTTCTCCTGGCTTAAGTAAATATGAAGTCTTGGTATTTGAAAGATGAGCATCCGACAGAATCCGAGTCTCAACCAATCCTGAGTCATTTTTCACATTATACACCACACCATAATGATCGGAGTTGGGAGCTGCAAGGAATGCCACAACAGAAGTATCTGTATTTCCCTTACAAGAAATATAGATGTTGTTATAAAATCGAGAAGGAGTTGCGATAACAAGGTTGGGAATATAGTTGGTTGAATGAGCTACTGTGATAGACGTATCCTTCTTAACTATAATCTCGTTGAGCAACGAAACCAAGTATTCGTTATATACTTGCTGATCGGCATTACTAAGCCCGGACACAAAAGGAAAATAGCCTTTAGACGTAGGATGAAAAATAGCTTTCATCCCTGAGCCTACAGAGCTGATTTGTGTGATACCTACTTTAGAGACTTTCACCGATAATGTTGGATGCATTGCACTCACAATTTCAGTTATAGGCAAAAAGAAGGTATAAGCACCATCAGAGAAGAATACAACATCTCCTACCTGAACACCAGAGGCATCATAGACACCAGAAGCGTCGTTAAATACTCCCGTCAAAGTCCATGTGGTAAGATCACCCATAGATTGAGAAGCGTTAAAAGTACCACTTAAATTAGGCTGACGCTCTGCCTGTCCATAGAGTACTACGGACAGGCAGGTTAATATGATTAAAAGAACGTTCTTCATAGATTAGATATTTGTAAATTTAGCATGGAACCCTTGGCTGCCTACAGATAAGCCACCAATACGCAAAGTAATATTGCCAGAACCTACCCCTACAACAGACAGAGCAGGGTTATTGTCAAGATCAAGGGTGGCTGCGTTAGTAACTGATAGAGCACCAGAAGCAGGAATAGCTGTTTTTTGCATAACTGGTACATTGAGATCAGCAATACCTGTGTTACCCCCGGTTCCTTGAAATTCAACCGTAACCCAGTTTGTAACCCCACCAGCATCAGCACTAGCCTGTACATCAGCACTAACTAAACGCCAATCAGCAGACATGACCTGTACTCCACTAGGAATTACAATAGTCAATTTGTTAGATGCAAAACTTGCGGAAACCCCCGCACCATAAGATACAATAGTCAAAGTAGAACCAGAGTTTGCACCAGTGATACCCACACTGTATTTAGTTAATGCTTGTGGGGCATTAGTATAAGTTTGCCCTGTACTTTGTTTATGATATACAGTAGGATCGTTATTTAATTTATACAGAGCATTATTCGTAACCCCTGCCCAAGCTAAAGCATGTGTAGAGAAGCGTTGAATATCTGTATAAATAAATTCTTTTCTGGTCTGGGTGTAAATAGTCAAATCAGAACCTTCCGAACCATCAATCACATCGATTGTGTATACAGGCTGCCCAGCACTTGCTTGAGTTTGTGCTCTTGCCCATGACCCACTTGATTCTAGGATTGTTTGTACAGTAGTTCCATTCCCAGCTACACTAATATCAGAGATATTTGTAGTACTACGTGATCCAATATAAGTACCATAACTTGAGGCACTACCCCCATTAAAATGAACCCTACCACCTAAAGAACCTGATGCCCAAGTACCTTGATTAATCATAAAAGGATACGTAGCTGTAGTTATCGTAGTACTTTCCCCTAGTGTTCCACCTAATTTAAAATTACTTGTAGCTAGTGTAAGACCATTACTAGCAGTATAACTACCACCACCACCAGAGTTAAGGTTATTCAAAACAGTTTGTAGTGAAGTAGCATCAGAACCACCCACAGTAGGATCATCTACAATACCTGTTGCAAAAGTACGCCAGTTTGTATTTGTGCCATTGTAGTAAGGAATAGAATGAGCACTAGCCCCTGTGACATCCCAATCGAGTGTAAGAGTAGAACCTACAAGAGTAGATTTCAATACATTACCTGTCAAGATAGAAAGTTCTCCACTAATACTATCCTCTCCTACATCAGCCACAAGATTAAAGGAACCTACCCCACCACCTCCACCAGAAGCAGGACAGTTACAGTCAGTAAGTTCAGCAACAACTGCTGGAACATTACCATAGATTGTTTCAGTAGCCTTAAAAGAAATAGACTTTCCAGTATAGTCAGTTAAGGTAAAAACTTGACCTGACACAAACCAAGAAAATGGCTTTTTAATAAATACCCGGTTAGATGGCCCACGATCTACTACGATACCAGAAGTGTATTCTGTACCTGTTAAACCTGTAGCACAGGGAGCACAATAAGCTTTAGGAATTGCTTCGCAATTATAGCAGGTAAGTTTAGTTGTTTGAGAAAACCCTAAGACTGAAATAAGTAAGCTAAGGGTTAAAATAATATGTTTCATTTTTTGAATTAGTTTTGGTTAAGGGTGAGTATAACCCACCCTTAAATGATGCTCGTTAATGTTTAATCGCAAAGGAAACGTTCGGTCATCTCGCAGAATGCAAATTGACCGTCAGAACCAACCAATACAGGTTCATCCTCCAAAGTGTAAATTTTAATGGTGTAACCACCCTCAGCATTGTTCACGCTTACTTCTACATCAATATAACTGTAACCATTAGCGGATACCAAAGTATCTAATGTATCAATAACATCAGCTTTCAGAGTGGCAGCAGTTACAAGGTCAGTTGATGTACCAGTGTAATTATAAGGGTTGTTAGCAAGGGCAGCAGGAGTACCACCATTGAAAACAAAGTTTCCAATTTGATCAACCCCAACATACTTCCACACCCGAACTGGTACGATCTCACAACAAGGAGTCGGAGTAGACATTGTACTTGCATTGTCGAAAGTAATTGCAGACAACACAGCACGACCCCGATGAGTGATGGTCAACGCGCCTCCGGCATAAGAAACTCGCAGGTAAATGTCATACTCATACAGTTCCAATACTTTAGTCAACCACTCCTCTACTTTAGCCGCATCAGTTACAGCAATCTGACCATAGGCAGGAGCAATAACTTTCCCATTTGCTTGGGTAATAGGCATGGTAGTCAAGGCAGTAATGCTAGAGCCGTCAGGGTGAGTGATAGTTACACTTGCCAATTTCCGGGTGTTAGCCACAGTATTGGTGAAAATACGCTGACAATTGTCAGGAGCATTTTCAGTACAGCAACCATATACCCCACCGAGTTTGAACAGATTCTCAGGGTCAGCATGATAGTTTCCACGCAATTTCCCAAATTCGATCAGCTTCATTCGCTTCAAAATTAAATTGCCCATTTATCCCCATCAGGGTGAGGGCAGGTTATTAAAACTAATTCAAAGTCACCAACTCCCAAAGCCTTTTGTCCTAGCTCCGAGGCACTTAAAGGTTGATCTTCATGGCCTTTAAGTCGTTTAATTGTTTTCAGTCTTCCCTTCGTAGCCAAGGGACAGCCACATTTAGTGCATCCTGGCATTTTAAAAGAAGTAACAGGAGTAGTAATTGTAACTTCACCGAACAAAGGACAACCAGCACAGACTGATTTTCTATGTTCAAAAGTTTTTTGATCTACTGCCTCACCCCCCTCAGAGATAAGAGAAGACAAATTATCAAACACAAATTGTTGTAAGATATTCATGCGAAAAGGTATTCGTGTCCTTGGTGTTCTTTATTGCAGTCACAGTTTTGTTTTCCACAATCAGAGCAGCCAAATCCAATATAGTTTTCGTAACAAGTATTCGTTTTGTTCTTTTTCAAAAAGCGCAGCATATTTGCCTGAGCTATTTGAATTTGTCGAAGGATTGCAGCATCAAGACTTTCATAATCCTTACGATCAGAGGTTTTAAAGTCCTGTCCCTCATATTGAATTGTGCCTCTACCTTCAATCTTAGTTCTGATAAAGGGCAACCTCAATCGAAGGATAATGTGTGCTAGATAGTACACTAGATATTTACAGAAAAAGTCCTCATAACAATCACTTTCAAATCGTCTTCCCGGTTTCCAGTAATCTTTATTTGGAGGTTCAATTCCTTCAACTACTGCAATAGCTTCGTAAGCTTCACCATCAAAGAAAACAGTATTTCCAATAATATAAGAAGTTAAAGGACTATACTCTTCAGTATCAGAATAGTCTACAAGATCATCAATCATATCTTGATAAAAATCCTCACCAAGACATTCAATCATCTCATACTCCTCATTCATTGCGAGCACATTAAAATCACACACGGGGAAATTTAAAGAAATTCCACTATGCCGGATTACTAGGCTTGGGGTCATTATTGTTTTTCGCATTGCTACTACCTTTTTGTTGTAATTTGTTACGCTCTTCCAAAGTTTTACTTAGGATAGGATCAAGCATTGTGTGTAATGGCAATCCCATACCATAAACTTTCCAAATCTCGTCCAAACAATAATTTAAAACCCACTCCCAACGATTCTGAGTAGGCTTAATAACAGACATGTTTTTGGTCTCAAGTAAAGACCAATAGACATCCCCTCCGTTATTTGCACCTACAGTATTTAGTCCTCCTAATTGCTTATCCCAGTGATGGGCAGCATAAATTTGGGCAGCAGCAGTTTCCATGATCAATCTCTTGTACTCCGAGTCTCGATTGTAAGTCAAGTCAATTGCAGTTGGGGCTTTACCTCCTACTGGGTATTTTACTCCCGCCAAAACTTTGGCATCTTCACCTTCAACTGTAACTATCTGTCTTAAAGCATCAACTTTAGCTTTGAATCCAGTTTCTTTATTATCCCTACCTCCCTTAACTCGTTCAGTAGGAACCTCTTCAAAGGCTAGAATTTTCTGCCCAACATAATCAGTCCTGCCAATTTTTACTGCTTGATGAGAGGCCATTACCTCTACGTACATCCAAAAAAGGGAATTGATAATTCGAGGTCTTCCATAAAACTTAGAGCCTTTAGGAACTCTTAAATGGAGCATAGTTTCAACTCCATCAGTGCATTTCTGCCAGTTAAATGGCTGACCTATATATGAAGCCTTAATCAACAAAGGCTTTTTCTCTCTCCAATAATTTTCATCCCATTTCTCAGTTTGAACTAGGACTTTATCTCTCTTACTTGTACCTTTTAGGTAAGCTACTTCAGGATACCACACAGGCTGCATGATTACCTTTTTAGCCCGGTTTAGTTTTAGTACTTTGATATGAAGATAAGCATTGCCAGATTCTTGCTCATAACCATACAGAGTTTCCAGAATGTCCTTTAAAGGAATAGGAGCAAGTCCCATATCCAATAACTGAGACTCAAACGCTTCTTTTTGGGAGATAGAAATCTCCCCAGTTTTTTTATAGGCAACTCCCGGAGTCTGCCTTACAGTAAAGTCTAAGCCCCCACCAAAGGCATAACCACCTTTATCATCGACACAAGACCCATGCGAAGGACTAAGTTCACATAGGTCTTTTAGGACGCTTAGCATCTCATGGCTGCTACTCTCCCAATTCCCGTAATATGGAATTATCCCATACTTTTTGAACGTTTCCGTGACTTGTTTTTCGTCGTTTACGCTTTCTAGTATCGGATTTTGTACTTGCAACAGCATCTATCAAATCGGTTAAACCTATGTTATAAAAATATTCGTATTGCTCCTGAGTACATTCAGGGATTACGATTATCAAAGGTAGTTTGGGTGGGGTATTTGTAATGTGAATTTCACCTCCAATCCCAACGAACCCAAACCCCTTTAAGAAAGCCCTACGTGGTTTGAGTAAGGCTTTCTCAGTGGGTTTATAAATCATGCAAGGACTAGTTCAGTTAGGTCTACATTACAATAGATTGGTGCAACCAAAGATTCACCTACCAAAGTAATGTCATTACCTGCTTTAGAAGTACCAAGCTCACCAGAACGGTCAACGTGAGTACCAAAACGCAAGGTCTTAACCTGTTTGATGAATGCAGTACCATTCCATTCAACCCCTACAAGACGTTGATTACAGTTATTGTCTACAATCAACAAAACAAGGTTACAGCACTTAAAGGAGTTTTTGATCTTCAAACGGAATGCAGCAGAACCACCCTCAAAGTTGATTACAATTTCTTGTTCGTAGACAGCAGTGTCTTCACCAAAAGTAAAGGTATACTGAGAAGTTTTACGTTCAGGGCTGATTTTTTTCCATACAGCAGCCCCTTCCATGATAAAACCAGTTAGTACTTCAGTAGTCGGGTTAAACAGTTGGTCAGGAGCGACTGCCGCTACAGTTGCAGCCCAGTCAATATCTCCATACTGACACCAGTAGGCTTCTTGGATACCTCCTGAAGTATTACAAGAATCATCAGTTTCCAAATCATCCAAGGTACAAGCGTAGGCACAAGCAAAAAGTACCTTATTGTGAATGCCAGTCATCAACGCCCCAAAAGAGCTGGACAAAATGAAATTTGTCCAGTCGCCTTGAGCAGCGAAGAAAAGACTAAGCCCCATATTGAAAATGCTTAGAATCTTTTTCATTATTCAGCATAGATTTGTGAGCCTACAACATAGTTCACATCCGCAATTGCGTTTGCAAACATAGCCTCAGACAAAATGAAGTATTTACCACGTTCAACATTGCTAGTACCACGTTCAATACGGATACCAATGTTGTTGGTCTCAATGTCAGGGATTTCACCAAAACTACCACCAAGACCAATGTTACGACCCATTGTGAGGTAGCTGAAATGGTATCCACCTTCCAAGTACTGATCATACTCAGCAGTAGCGTCAATTGGAATCAATGGAACATTGTCTACAAAATAAACATAAATTGTAGCACCTCCATTTTGATATTCCCGGCGAGTCAGACGAGGTTGGATCAGAACATTATTGATGTTGTATACAGCCTGTTCGTTGTACTGAGCAGCAGCGCGGTTGTTGATAGAATCGCTAACCAACCATACAGCAGAAGGTACAATACCATTAATTGCCCGGCCATTTACACCACCTACGTTCAATTGTTTAACCATTGGGCCTTTAGCCTTAGCTACCAATTCATCCTTCAACGCGATCACATCACCAATGAACTGCTTACCGTCGAACATACTTGCAGTGAAGTAGTTAGGCAGGTTCAGGTGTGTGAATGCAGAACCTTGATCAGCAGTCTCTTTCAACAAAGGCAGCCATCCCCGACAAGCGGAGTTAGTCTTCTTCATCAAAGAACGAAGATCGTTAGATACATCATCCCGGAAAGTTTGATCGGTAAAGTTGAACAGACCCCCAGCAGTCAAGGTGAGATAAGCACCATAAGTGTAGTTCTCAATCAAGATTTCTGTGAATTGATTGATCAAAGCTTCAGCAGTAGCGTCCAATGTTTTGTAGCCATTCGCAGACCAAGTAAACAGGTGCTTGAAGCATTCATCCATCAATTCATCCCAGCAATGCTGCTCATTGATCTTGGCATCACATGGAGTGATTTCCTGACGATCCATACGCAAGCTACCAGTAGGTTCCCAAGAACAAGACTGGTTTTTCTGCCAAACAAAGGGGGTAGCCTTAGCGCTGTGAATAATATATTTCAACTTCTGGTTCATAGGCATCCATTGGAAAATGCCGAATATACGCTGATAAAAAGAGAAGTTGTCATAAATATGCTCACGCGCAAAGGAGTTGGTCTCAGCAACAGGAAAGACCAATGTCTGTTCCCGACGATTAAAAGTGGGTTTTACTCTCAGGGCCATTATTGTACAGTTACAAAGCCATCATAGAGGGCTTCAAATTTTTGAATCGAATTAAGTTTATCGTTGGCCGAGTTATCACCAGAACCTTCTGCCTCATAACCAAGAACTCGCTCACTGAGGGTTTTATTCTCAGCACTAAGTTCAGTCATTTTAGTTTCAAGTTCAGTGATCTTAGAAGCCATAGAAGCACTAGCTACATTTGCGGTAGATAGTCCATTCAGAGCCTCAGTCAATCGACCTTCCAAATTTGCTACCTTAGCCGTAAGGTCAGCAGTTACAGCAGAGATTTGAGTGGCTACGGGTTCCATAGCCTCAAGCTGGTTGGCTGCCTGCTCCATACCAGCTTCAGTTGAAGTTACGCTGATACCCAAAACTCGGAGGAATTGGTTGGCCAGCTTGTCAAATACAGTCATATTTTCAGTTGTTTTAAGCACAGTCATTTCCTCTTCAGAATCTACTTGATCTTCTAAGGATTTTTCTTGAGATGTGGAAAGGTTTAATTCATCACCAATTTCTTGAACCAGCTCACTCAAAGATCGAATACCATCTACAAGACCCGTTTCAATAGCCTTAGATGCTTTAACCATATCCCCTTTCAGCATTTCTTTGCTTACTTGAGGTCTATGCAAAAGCACTTTAGAATGAAATAGATCAGCGGTTTCGTTCAACTCCTGAGTGATAGGTTTATAATTACCCTTCAAAATTTCCCTCCATTCGAGGTTTTTATTGGGTGATTTTTCAGAATAAATGTCAATCACATTCTCCCGATACCAAGTTACAAACTCTTTATCCAAGGAGAGCATTACACCAATAGACCCTGCCTCAGCAAAGTCTGATTTAAGGTAGATTTTTTTAGCTGGGGCAGCAGTCATATAAGCAGCAGAGCCAATAAAATTACCAAGTACATAGACAGGTTTTTTGAGACTTTTCATAGTCTCATACATCATAGCTCCGGCTGAAACAGCCCCACCACCAGAATCAATATCCACAATATGAGCTACAACATCAGATTTGGCATCAGCAGTAGTAAGGAAATTTGACCAATCATCAGCACCATAAGAGCACATTCCCCCATAAGGCTGCATCACTCCAATTATTTGGACATAGTTGATGAATTGGTTTGATTTACCCTCTCTTCGTTCGTAATTTTGTTCCCAACGATCTGCTAGAACAATCTCAGAAGCAGCTCTTTTCGTAGCTTCATAACCTAATTCTTTGATCGACACACCTTTCTCAAGAAGCTCAATTTCACCAAGATATTTGGATAGCTGTCGCATACCCCAATTGATGTCAATTAGCCATTCAGAACTTGTAATTAGATTGTCAATAATTTTATTACTTGGCATATTTTCTAAAATTCGATCAAACTTATATAGTTTAAATCGAAAAACCTAGACTTTAGTTTCTTCTGGTAGTATCCACTCATAACCTTTTAATAAATTTACTAGGAATTAGCCTATCAACCAGTCTCATACCCCATTTAATATAGAGATCATTCACCAGCACAAGTTTAAACCCAGTAATTTGGGCTACTTTACGAGCTGACTTCTTAGACTGTAGTAAAGATAGAATCCAATATCTTTTAATATCCGCCTCTCTAACAGAATTGAAAAAGTCTACCCATTCTTGAGGTAACTCACTGACTGTCTCTATACTCGATTTTGTCAGTTTGTTGTACGTGTACAAATACTTCTTGATAGAATCTTCTCGCATTTTCGTTTGTTTCGATTAACCAATTCATCCATTGTACATAAACATTTGTAGCGATACAAGTTGTACATTGGACAGCTTTATGAGTCTGCAAAAGTGCCTTACCTTCCTGAAGTCTGCCATTAGCATAATGTCCCATTAACTCTTTTAAGGCAGACTCATTTAATATAATTAGAGATAAATCCATCACACAAATTTTGATTTAATTACTGCTGGACAGCCGTCACTGAATGTTACTTCTCTCCTCACTTCAAGTGGATAGTAGATAAGTTGATTTGTACGGTCAGAATCAATAAATACCAAAATACTTGAGCAAGAACTTCCAAAAGCAATAACTTTTATGGCTTTGCTCAGAGTTCCTATAGGCGTAGCCCGTGTAGCTACGATGTAGCTGGTTCCCAAAGAAACTAGAGTACTTACTGGGATTACAAGAGAACTAGTCACAACCCCCCAAAAATCTACTGCTTGATTCAGTGAATTATAGAGAGTTACTGATCCAAGGTAATCTGTACAATCACTATTGTCAGTAATTGTAAAATCAGAGCCAGAACATAAATAAGTAAAGTCTAAATACTCTCGTACATCACACCCACAAACCGGAGCTGAGTAAACAGTCCAAGAACCTCCAACACGTCTCCAAGATACTACATCAGTGCTGATTTGAGAAGTAATTCCAGCTAATCTTTCTACAATAAGACAACTATCATTTAATGTAGCTTCAAAGTTAGGGTCATTGTTGCAATTATATACAACATCACAGGCATCTGTATTTAAAGGAACAGGCCGGAAAGTGACATCAGCTTTTGTGCCAGTGTAATCAGTAATCTCAGTTAACCTACCTACGTAATGTTTGTTACCAATTAATACATTCAACCAGCGACGAAAATTCAACTGATCAAATTCAATAGGATTGATAATCAATTGGAAATCAATTTCTAAGTTGGCTATAAGCTCTAGTATGAATAATTCCCAGAATTGAGAAGTAACATCATTAGTTCGATCCCCATAAATTAAATGGATTTCTGGGACTTCAGCAGTCTCATCAGTTCCTATACTTTCATTACTTACTTGATAAGCATAAGGTATAAGAGTCTCAGTGATACCTTTAAATTTCCAGTTAGCTACTACATCAACCCCACCACTAGTTTTTCCCCTGTATTGAGAAACATACCCTAAAGCATACAAAATTCTAGGAGTGAGTTTAGTGCTTTCTTTGTGATCAGAATTATCCCAACAAGCCGGGATATTTACAGCACATTCAATGTTTGGTGTGTATACTGCCTGAAGGTCTTTTGACAAATAATTGTCAGACGCTTCAAAGAAAGGATTGTAATTGTTACTTGTGGCCTCTTCGTACTTATCCCCAAAGTCCAGCTTTTTAGCAAAGATTGGATTATCTCCATCGTAATTTTGACTTTTAACCCAGTCATCGTCAGGAGCTTTAAACCCGATTTGTAGATAGCGGTTCTCAACAAGTCTACGATAAGTTTCTTTTGTTGAGGTACAATCATACTCAGCGTTAGCTGTCTGCCCATTAAAAAATGGTTCAGGCTGTTCCCCTGATTGTAATGTAAGCTTATCTGGGTGCAATAACCATACAGTTCTAGTAGATTCATCAGAAATCAACCTACCTTGAATAAGATGTATAACCCCAGATAGTAATTTATCAAATTGATATTCACAATTAACCCAGGCTTTTAGGATTAATTGCATATCTGGTTGAAATTTTACAGTTTTAGGCTTCACTTTAATACCCCCATTACTAATGGTGTGTTCTCCATCACCCGTATAGTTATCAAAGAATAGATTAAAACTAATTGCGTAGTTAGGCTGAGTTATGTTTAATACCCTAGTTTTCCATCTTATAGTTTTCTTTTCACCGACTGCTATAAAATTGGGGGAAATATCGACAACCCCTCCCGGCAGAAATCCAGTAGAGTCTGTGGCAGAACAGAATATCCTGAATAATACAGTATCTCCACTACCTGAAGTGTCTATGTCAAACTCAACCTCAAACTCATATTCCCCGGACATTCCTTTAAAATAATAAAATACATAGGAACCATTGGGAAAGGGAACTCCTAATGTGTTTATGTAATAAAATCCATTGTCAAAGCCTCTAAATGAATTGTCAATGAATTGCAACTCATGTTTGAATGTATCTACAACCCAAGGGGGGTTAGGGTAAGCAGTAGGGTCAGCGAATGCGCTATCTCTATAAGTTTCAGTTTGATAAACATTTACTTTAAATCCATCAAGGCTATTATCCCCAGCTAAATCTACCAGAATATAGGTGATCAATCTACGTCCCCAATCAGTTTCTAAAATTGGCGAACGAAATTTATAACCAATAGAGCAAAATCCTTTCTGTAGGATGTAAAGAATATGAAACCAAGGCCGAAAATCGGCTTCATGTGCCCCTCCCGGAGTAGTTAATACATCCCCGTCCCATACAGCAGAAGTACCAGACCAATTTCCATAGTTTATAAGAGGAAAATAGAGTCCAGAATCTCCATCATTATATTTGGGTTTAACCCAGTTATTCCTTAAATTTGTCTCAGTGAGGTGGAAATTACCCAAGGCAATTTGACACAACTTGACTTTACGAATTTGGATAGCCCAAAAGCTTGCATCCATCACAAGCTCTACTTCCATACCTCTTTTAGTTCTATTGTAAACTCTTAAATAAGTTTGAGGTAAAGGAACTCCATCCTGCCAAGCTTGCACAAAAGCAAAGTTATCTTTTAATGCCCATTCGTTTTTCTCTGTGTTTATCAAGAAAAATCCCAACACACCTTCAGCAGATACTCGATCTAGCTCAGCCTGATCAGCTTTCTTGCTCCTTTTGAAATCAGGGCAAAAATCCAGAATTAGCCTACCATCAGTGAGATAGTGATCTGGGGTATTTACCGGAACGTATTGAAGTATAATCATTTGTCGAAACGTAGATTAATTCTATAAAGTCTATCTTTTACATAGAAGTTTGTTGAGCCAGGTCGTAGGAATACCTCTTTGAATTGGCCGTACTCATAAATATAGTGTTTTGGTGAGTTCAGAAAAACTCCCATACTACGTTTAAATTCTTCTAGGTTATTTCCAGTAGTTGATACAATGAAATTTTCTTTAAGCTCAAGCCTAGCTTTACGATTTTTACAAGTATCGCATTCAACAGCTACTTCAAGAGTTTCATGTTCATCTACCCACTCAGCCTCATCCAAAGCCTCAAAAATCATTTGACTCCATCCACCATCCATGTACCAAATAGGAAAGCATTTACAACCAACACAATTCTTAATAACTGGGAAAGTTTCACTCAATACCTCATCGTTTCCGTCAATATTTCCAATTACTTGTACTTCCATTCTCACAGCGTCAGATGGCCAGAGTATAGTTTTACCAATAGGTATTTGATAAACACCTGTATTGGATAAGGTAAAAGGTCTTACTTGTGCTGTAAATCCTCCCCCGGCATCGTAAAAAGTGTATTGAACAAACAAGTCAGTTACTTCAGTAGCCCCAAAATCCAATATGATCCATAAAGACTCATAAGTGTCATCACAAATCTTAATAGGTCTTTCCCTTCTAGTTAAAAACTCCACATTCTCAGTCCCCCAATCAACAAAAGAGCCTTGTACGATACTGAAGATGTCGGTATTTTCAAATCTGTTAAAAGCAGTACCACAAGGAATAGCTTTTTGACTGTCACCATACCGCATAAACGATGGTAGAAAAGAAGCCTGATCAAACACAGCAGTATTCCCGGTTACTGGGAGCGATGGCACTAGGTCAAGCTTTAGCTCAAAGCATTGATTCTGAGCTATACCCCCATTGTACAACATTGGAATATTGTACAACGATCCATAAGGGAGGTTGCTCGTAAAAAACTGATAGTGAAATCTATACCCATCAGGAGCATCAGAATCACTACCTGCATTTGAGCTTACAGTAGGAGGAAATGACAAATCAGATACATCGAATAGCCAATTAGAGTCAAAACCTACATTGTAAGCTTCCAGAAGTACTTGGGTTGTTGCTATAACTCTAGCATTTGCTCTAGTAAAGAATTCAGGGTTACTATTTAATGCTTCTGCTAAGCTTTGTGCATTAGTAGCTGCTAAATTTGAAGTTAAATCACAGTCAGCCCCAACTTCCAGTTTAACACCAGCAATAGTCAACATCTCCCCAAAGACATTAGGCTCTAAGTTCTCGAATATAATTAACGCTGAAGGTCTTACAGCACTAAAATCATAAGCAAAACAAACTTTAGGGCATGTCTTAGACCCTACATATAGATCAGGTTGGCTGATTAATTCGATCATATTAGAGTTACTTTTGGTAAAATTAACAAATTTATTAAAAACGAAACAAAAAGTTTTGCTATTTTAAATTTATTTGTTAATTTTACAAGATGAAATTGATTTTGAAAATAAAACTTAATCCAACCACTGATCAAAGTAAGTTGCTCTATAGCACAATTATAGAGACGAACTTGGCATGCAATGCTATTTCTCAAGACGGATGGGATAATGAAATATTCAAACAATTCAAGTTGCATCATCTTTGTTATTATAAGATCAAAAAATCTTTTAATCTCACAAGCCAGATAGTTGTGAGGGCAATTAGTAAAGTTTCTGACGCTTATAAAGTAAATAAAACTAAACTTGCAAAATTTAAGGAGTTGGGAAGCATTTGCTATGATAGTAGAGTGCTTAAATACAAAAGTGATGCTATTGTAGATATTTGGACTGTAGGTGGCAGACAAAAAATAAGGTTTAGTTACCATAATAAAGGGTACTTCCCTTACATAAAGGGGGAGGCTGATTTGGTCTATAAAAAAGGAAAGTTTTATCTTTTTCAAACTATTGAGTTTCCCGAACCACCCATTGAATCTGTACAAGAATTTATAGGGGTTGATCTTGGACTTACAGACATTGCAGTAACTTCTGATGGAATTAAACATTCCGCAGATCGGATCAACAACTACAGAGAAAAAAGGCAAAATATTCGTAGTTCTATTCAACGCAAAGGCACAAAAGGAGCTAAAAAACTCTTGAAACGGCTTTCTGGCAGAGAAAGCACTACTGCAACAATAATTAACCATACTATTTCTAAATCCATTGTGGAATCTGCTAAAAATCAAAACAAGGGAATCTCTATTGAGGACTTGACCAACATTAGAACTACTTCCAAGCGTAGGAATAGAAAATTTAGAACTAAGCTTGGGCGTTGGTCTTTCTATCAGTTGCGTTCCTTCTTGGAGTACAAATCCAGACTTAGTGGAGTTAGGTTTGTGGTTGTAAATCCTGCTTATACTTCTCAAACTTGTTCTTCTTGCTATTATATTGGGACAAGAACTAATAAATCTTTTAAGTGCAAAAATTGTGGAAACAATATGGATGCGGATGCTAACGCATCGCTCAATATTGCTACACTTGGGGCTGTTATAAACCAGCCTGAAAAATCGGAAATTTATAGCTGTGCTGTTCATTTCTAGGTTAAAGTCTTTAGACAGTTTATCCGGTTATAGTTTGTAAGTTTTTACGTCTCGCAGCCTCTAAAGCAGCCTCTCTATATCCTTCAACGATGGCATCAGATACAGAAGAACTTACTTCATCAGCTACAATCGTAGCAAATCTATCAATTTGGCTGTCCTCTAAGGTCAGTTTATATACTGTAGTTCTAGCAGAACCAATACTATCATTCTGAGATGCTGGAAGAACAAAACCTCCTACAGCATAGGCAGCGTAATTAGGTGATCCTTTTTTAGTTCTCAAAGACTCTGCCTGAGCAGCCAAAGAAGCCCCAGCAGGAGTATCCAAAACATGTTTAGGGATTACATACTCATCTTCATGCACAACTCCGGCTACTCTAAAACCAGTATGATCACGTTGACCTGTAGCAGTAGTATAACCACCGACAGCATATGATCTAGCCCGGATAGCTGAGGTTTGCAAAGCATACTGACCTGTTAAGAAAGCAAGTTGGATGCCTTTGTAGATGGCATCGAATGGTTGCTTAATCACAGAAGCAGCAGTCAGGATGTTAATGATACCTTGAGCGTAGCTAATGGCAGCCTGGGCTAATTCAATTTTCTTGTTCTTCTCAAATTGCTCTCTTTTCAGAGCATCAATCTTACTAGCTTTCTCTTTTTCCAACCGCTCTACAACTTCTTTGTTGCCTCTAGCGGCTTCAATCTCTTTGTCGTAGTATTTCTCAAGGCTCTTAATCCTTTCATCGAACTGAACGTTGATTAACTCATTGAGAGAATCACCTAGCCCACTAATTTGAGATAGGGTCAGATCGACAAACGTCAGAATATTCTGAGTCTTAGCATCCAAAGCAAAAACGTCATTATCAGCCTCAAGTTGGCCTAACTGTTGTAGTTTATCATAGTATTGCCTCTGTAAAATTAACCGTTGTTCTAAGGACAGCTTGGTATTAGATAGTTGAGTTTCAAGGATTTTTATCTCACCCTCAAGCTCTAACCTTTCTACATTTTTTTGATACTCTTCGTAAGATTTACTTTTAGTCTGAAGTACCTTTCTATCAGTATCAATTTGAATTTTAGCAATTGCCTCAGCTTCGGTAATTGCTGAGCTAATTCCCCCCAACTTAGCCCTTTCTGACTGAAGTTGTTTGTCAATATCCAAAAACTCCTTACTACCCTCTTTATAGAGTTGCTTTCTAGCTTCAAGGGTTTGGATTTCAGCAGTAATAGCAATAGCTTTCTTAGTCTCAGCTAAGACGCGCTCATTAGTTATGGTATCCTCAGCATTTTGATCAGCTAAATCTTTAGCAGTTTTGATACTGTCAATCAAAGGCTGTACGTCAGTTTCTAATAACGCAGTAAACGAACTATTAGAAGCAGCTCTTTGGAGACGCTTGATAGCATCCTCAGCTAACTTCAAATCCTTCTCGGCCTTATCTAAATTACCAACAATTTTATTGATTGCTTCAGGCTTCGCTGACTCAAGTTCTTTTTTAAGACTGGATACTTTTTGTTGATAAAACTCAACACTACCAGCAGCCCCTCGTACAGCCAAGTCCAAAGAATCTAATGTATCTTGCCATTCTTTTTCAGCAGCATTTATTTTGAAAGTAATATCATAGTACTCAGCAAGAAGGTCTGCATAAGGTTTACCTTTTACAATTGATTCTTGGATAGCATTTTTTAGTTCAGTCTGTCTTTTAGTTAGTTTCTCTAACTCACTAGCAGCATCCTTATCTCCTTTAGTTCCATACTGGAACGAAGCTCTCCTACGAAGGTTATCCAAGTCAAATTTGTCAAAAGACAAGACATCTTTGGGAGCTAGTTTTTTCTCCAAAGATTTTCTAGCCTCTTCAGCAGATTTTTCCAGAGCTTTATTGTCAAGCTTTAGGTTTTTGTTTATAGTTTTACCGACTCCGGCACTAAAAATACCTAGACCATCAAGCTGTTTTTTGTTTTTTTCAAGATACTGATCATTCTGAATATTACGTTTGGCAATTTCAGTAGCATTATCCTTTGTGATGTTTTGCTGAGTCTTTTTGTTAAATTGTTCCATTAATTTCTCCCCAAGTACAAAGTTAGCAACATAAGCTACTGGGTTAAATATAGCTAGTAATTTTTTACCTAGATCAGCAGCAAACTCAAAGACCTTACGAAGTAATTTTGCAAATTCAGAAGTTGAAGTATAGGCATAGTAAATTGCAGATACTAAAGCCCCAACTGCTACAATAGCTATTCCAATAGGGTTAGCAGTAATGGCTGCATTCCAAGCCCATTGAACAGCAGTTATAAGTCTAGTAATTCCAGTCAATTTAGAAATATTAGCAATCCATTTACCAATAGCTACACCTGCATTATAAGCGGTTGCTTTAGAATTAAAAACGATAGCCACAGTAAAAGCAGCAATAATCGGGATTAATGCACCCACGATGGCTTTTACTTCATTAAACTTAGCAACAGCCTCTTCCTCGCCTTGAACTAAACGAGCAAAAAACTGAACAATGTCAGCTATTCCTTTAACAAAAGCAGCTATTGGCCCGCTCTGGGTACTAAATATTGCAATTCCCAGAGTTTCAGTAGCCCCCGTCAATTCGTCAAAGGCACCTTTAAGGTCTTTGCGCATTGCTTCAGCAGTAGCTTTGGAACTGCCCTCAGCATTATCTAACTCAGCGATTAAGTCAACGAGTTTATCTTCTTGTTTAGCCAGAGCGATAGCAACAACAGAAGCATCTTTTCCAAACAAGGCGTTAGCAACTGCTAGTTTATTCTCAGCATTATTGATAAGATCAAAGGCTTCTTGCAAACTTCTGCCAGAGTTAGCAGTTTCAATAAAGATGTTGCGTAATGAAGTTCCAGCAGTAGACGCATCAATACTTTCATCTTTAAGAATAGACAACAAACCCGCAGTTGTTTTTAAATCAACACCCACAGCACTGGCTGCTGGCCCAACTATACCAATAGCTGTGCCAAAACTTTGTACATCCAGAGCCCCTGAATTAAATGCTTTAGCTAAAATATCTCCGGCTAAAGCAGCATCTTCAGCTTTCAATTGGAAGATATTCAAAACACCCCCAATAGTTTCTGCTACTTTAGCTAAATCCTCCCCAGAAGTTGTGGCAATATCTGTACTTACGGCTAAAAGACTAGTAATCTCTGTTGCAGTTAAGCCTAATTTACCATAAGCAATGGCTAATGCACCAATTTCTTGTGAAGTAAACTCAGAACTAGCCCCAACTTTAAGAATTTCATCCTTCAGAATAGTAAATTCCTCTGGGGTAGCTTGAGTGACGGCCCTAATTGTAGACAACTGACGACTAAAATTGATCGTATTATTCAAAGCAGTCTTGATTGCTGTATCTAGTAGGCCCACAGCAGCGGTAATACCACCAGTGGCAATACCAAAAGTTAGAATATCGGCCACAGAACCAATAGCCGATCTGTAATTACCCACATTTCGTTGGTAAAGCCCTAACTTTTTGTCTAAATCTTGTAGTCTTGTAGCTAAAACATTAGCCTGAGAGGCAATTTGAGTACCTACAGGGCTATTCCTTACATCCTCACTAAGATTTTTGTACTCATTACGTAGTTTGACTAACTCAGCAGACATAGCCCGGTAAGAGCCAATAGGGAATTGTTGTTTTTGGAGAGTTCCTTTTAATTCCCCATCAATTTTTGTAAGTTCTTGACGAAGTTTTGATATATTTTTGAGTAAATTTGCACCTACATCAGAATCTCGATCTTCTTTAACTAGTGTTTGGTACTGTTCTATTAGGTTTTTTAATTCTTGTTTTATAGTATTATAACTTTTCTTTATTGTGTCAGTAGCATCAACATTTTCTCTTTTAAATTGGGAGGTTAGCCCAATAAGAAAATTAAGGGTTTGTTTTAACGGCTCTAGCCCTTCTTTAGAATCACCCAAAGCAGCTATAGCACTACGAGTATCTATCAGTGCTTCGTTTAAACTTTGAAGGGTATTTAGAACTACTTTACCATTTGGTAAAGTTATCTCTAAACTAATTACTTTTGCGGCCATAATTCAAACAATTCATAGCAAATGTAATGATAAAAGCAAGTAATTTAAACTTTTTGTTTTAATAATCAAGGAAATTCATCAATTTTGAACTTTTGTAGAAATAAAATTTGCATCTTAAATTTTAAATCTATACCTTTGAGGAAAATTCAAAGCAATGGAAAAGAAAGTTTATTTTGCAGATAGCCAGTACGAAGGTGAGGCTGCGATTTTAGCGGATAATTCAAGTTGGTTAGTAGGCTTGGAATTTTCAGTCTATAAAAATCAGAAACGGTTTACCAAATTATTGGATGAAATTATCAAAGGCTACGAGTCCAGTCCTTTAGCAATTAAATTAAAGGACTTGTCAAATGACGTATTGCTTTATGAGAATTATTATGAAGAAAGGGGAGAACATGGTTTTGTTGAGTTTGATATTTATGAGTATAACCATGCTATTGTAAAAGTAGCAAGACGTAAAGACTAAAAATCCACAGTAATGAAGGAAAAGTGGAATCTTTGGGTTGAGTTTAAATCTGAGATACAATTCAGAAAATTCTTAACCAAAGTCAGAACAACTTCTGCATTGAGGGGGTTTCTATCCTCTAATGATGCCTCAACAAAAATCATGGAGTTTAGATTTGAACTGAACCCAGAACCATTCGCAAAAACATTCCCAAAATCAGCATGTAATTCTGTAATTTATGCAAAAGAAGGAACAACAGAAAGATTTGTCATCATATAAAAGCTATCATCGATGGAATACAATGAAGAAACTGGGGAAGTGGAATCTATGAAAGTTCATTTCTTAGATTTAGACCCAAATTATGAATATCATGTGCAATGGTGTGATGTCATGGTGTGGAGATTTAAAAATGCTCCTTATTGGGCAAAATACCTTTCTATTAATGGTGGAGATGAGGATTGGTTAGCTATCTGCACAGTTAAATTCTGGAACCAACAAAATCATTACATCCCTTGGATTGACCGTATGGGAGTTTGTGATGTAGATGTGTTTGAAGTTGATGAAAAATTCATGGTCTTTATTGGCTCACACGCTTAAAACCTTGACAATAATGAGGACTTTATTAATATCTGTAATCTACATTATTCTACTCAACCTATGTTACTACATACCTGATGAGTTTTGGTTCCATTTTGCTTTGGCACTAATTACCCTTACCTTTATGTCAATAACTCATAGAAATTTTAAAACCAAACCTTGACAATAATGAAAAAGTTACTTATCTTTGTCTTGATTTTACTTACTTCATGTGGCACTATTCGCAGACCTGATGGCTATCAAGCTAAAGCTCGTTGTGGATACCATAAACCTAACTAACAAATGATCACTCAAGAAAATGTCAAAACCGGGAAGGTTCAAACACTAAAAACACTACCTCTGGGCCTTAGTTTTGAAAACTACTCTCTTTTAGATGTACTAACAGGTACAGTAGAATGGAGACATGGTAGTTTCTATACAACAGCTCCTATCTCAATGGTAGAAAAAGCTAAAGGAGAACCAGTTAATTGGTGCAAGTTTTGCGAAAAATACGTTGTTAATAAATGTATTTGGCAGTCACAGAAAAAACATTGTAAAGAATAATGTCAGAAATTAAAGGAATACTTGAACTAACTGCACTATTTAGTACAGGGTGTAAAAGGACTCAAGCAGAAGTTGAATTTCTTGCTGTGGAGGATTTGAAAAATAATTCTGAACTTTATAATAGAATGTAAATGGCTTTAGGAATCAGACATTTGGAAATTATGGGACATTCTCTTGGGATTAATGTCTATCATGCCATTAATTCTAAACAGAAGAGAGACAAAAAGCTTCCCGAAGAATACTACCAGAATCGTTTCTGTGCTGGTGAAAACCATGATGATTATGTTGACCTTTTCTATCTTGAGAAATTAGGTTACATGGCCAGAGGCCGGACTATCAATGAAGGTCAAGATATTCTGTGGTATGTTACTGAGGACGGTAAGGATAGGTTCGAGATTTTATTTCATCAATATGTAAATGCTAGGTGATGAAACAGTGGAAATTAATCAATCCCAGGAAAAATATTAGGTTTGCCGTTATTGAGTTTCAGTGGAATAGATACTATTTGAGATTTGGTTCTAGTCCTTTCAATAGGGATGGACAAGATTTCAAAACCCTACTCGCAGCGAAGATGTGGTATGGTCGGGAAGTTCAAAGCCCTAAACACTACGAAAGGGCAAAATGGGTAGAAGTAATTGAAGAATCAAAATCACAAAAATAATGAATAACACACATCAACCTTTAACTTTCCTAGAGGCACTGTTTCTACTTCTAGTTTACATGAAAGTCACCCATGCAATTGACGCTAATTGGTGGCTAGTAGCTTTACCTCTTTTCGCTCCCTCCGTCGCTAGGGCAATTTATAAAACTTATCAAAAATACAAAAACCATGAATGATAAAATAAAATTGCCAGCAACGTGGATTTATCCACAAGTTATTAAGGGATGGGTTATTATGACTGATTGCCATCCTAACTCAGGGAATCCCTATGTTCATTGGAGTTCTTTTTCTGAAAAAAGAAAAGAGGCAATTGAGATATTCTTAGCAGGCACTACAACAGAATGGCAGTGGTGGAGAAAAAAATACGGCTTTAAAGCTGTAAAAGCAGAATCAACAATTTCAATAAATCAAACATTGTGATATGGCAACTATTTATTATGGTACTATCAAAACCGTTAGTCCATTTATTGCGTTACCCACCTCAGAAATCAAGAAAATTATTTTTCTCGCTCTTGAGAACTATAAACACCCAGCCTCAGGGTTCAGGTTAGAATCAACTGAGGTTCATGTCCAAATAGAAGAACCAGAAAGCGAACTGAAACAGGGCATCCTAACCGGACTCCTGATGGCTAGAGAGCTTTTGAAAAGAGGGGGTGATCTGGATGAATTAATCAGTTTAAACCGATAATCATGGAAAAGATACCAATAGAAATCAACAAAGACCCAAGAATATCCTTAGGCTATCCTCATAGGCCAGACGATATGCCAGAACAGGCACATAATGTTTTTAAATTAAGTCAAATGAGTAATAAAGACCATTTAGATTTTGGGGTTCACCCAAAACTGTCAAAGTATATTATATTAGAGGATGGAACAATTTTGTACCCTGTAGTAAAAACCAAGAATTCGTTCATGTACCGAGGTAAACAATACGGGATTTGTAATCAAAAAATTAAGGCTGGTACATTTAGGGCTAATCTAAGCTTTGATGTGGGTAGGGTGAACCTAGCTTCAGTGTATAGGTTAGTATACCAAACATTTATAGATTCTACTTTAGATAAAAATTACCCTATAATTTTCAAAGATGGTAATAGCTTAAACCACCATCGAGATAACCTTGATTTACCAGAGATAAAGCAGATTGACCCTAAATTAGAATATAGGTTATTGGATAAATTCCCTGATTATGTTTTCTTTGAGAATGGATTTATTCTACAGAGGGGCTTTGGTAGCTCAGATTTATATAATTTCAATGGTGAGTTATATCGATCTGCTTCTATAGCTGTAAATCAGGGAGGGTATAAACAGGCCAGTCTAAGAACTAAGAATAACAAATGGATTTGGAAGCCGACTCATTATTTTACGGCAGTGGCTTTTTTAGGCGAACCTGATAGTTACGATGTAGTTCGGCACTTAGATGGATATAAAAGAAACAATCATTATACTAATCTAGCTTTTGGGAGTTATAAAGATAATGCAGAAGACACTATTAGGAATAATTCAGTAACTCATCCTAATGAGAGATTATTACTACCAGAAGAGTGGCAATTATTTAAACATGCCAAGCTCAGCGGTTTAAGTGATAGCGAGTTAATGCAGAAGTTCCAGTTGTGTAGATATGATTTTAGGCAGATTTTGAAATATCCTAGTCAAACTTTGGCTTGACCACAGTCACTTATTATTTTCGCGTGTGGTGACTAACCACAGGGGTATGCCCTCAGGGCGCGAGAGTGTCCACAAACTCTATCAACTTAATAGACTTTTAAAAATAAAAAATCCGAACTCAGTAATTAAACCAAGTCCGGTCATTGTTCCACGTGGAACATTTAAACTCTACTATTTCTATCTAGTTTTATGAATTAAAATAATAACCGTTAATTTCTGTTACGTCATGACAATAGTCTGCCCAAACCGCATCCCAATCAATATAAGGTCGTATATTATCAGGACATTCAAACACCTCCTCACAATAATCTTTAGCAGATTTGTAGTAGCCAATGTGCGCTTGCTCAGCATCTTCTAAACTACCTCCATTGGCATATTCAATACAAGCCTCTGCAAAGTCCTCGTCATGGTTGTTAATAAGCTCGTTCAATACATCCCATTCATCACTAATAACTTTGTCTAAAGCTTTCCTAACGTGGTCTTCAGTAGCTTGGTTTAGCTTTAATCCTTCACCTTGTACTATATTCAATAACTCAGTATCGAATTTAGATAGATCAATGATATTCTTAGGTAGCTCAGTATTACCTTGTGTTAGGTCATACCCCGCCTGCCATACGTCAAACAACTCATCAATTAACTCATCTTTAGTATAAGTTGCTACATCATAGCAAGTACCTGCGGCATAAGGGAAATAAATAGATAGATTCATTGTTTTAGATTTTGTTAGTTATGAAAAATTATCTTAAAGGGTTGTACAAGTAAATGGGCTTAAACCCTTGATTTTAGCCATTTTTGAAAATCATCCTCAGTTAACTCTTTTTCCTCTACATCCATAAACTTAGATTGTGCATCAACTAAGCTTATACCGTAGATAACATGTTTATCATTTGCAGAGGAGTTAAACAAACTCCAGTACAGATTATTTCTTCCATCGCCATACTCCACATGCATGTATTTAACAACCTGCATAAAATTAGGGTTGTCAGGGTGTTTATGGCTAGTCCACTTTGTTATTGTCTCGTTATGCATTATGTTAAATTTTGCGGCTTGTAGCCCTTGTTACCAATTATGATGCAATATACAATGGTTTTAGTTATTTGTCAAGTCTTTTATTAATTTATTTTCAGAAAAAACAAAAAAAAATTCCCAACCCTAACTAAAG